CCCCCGCCGAGAGGCGGGGCTACCCTCCAATCTGGTGATTTAGAATAGAGCGATGGCAAGTCCAGACGATGTACTGTCAGTGGACGATGCAGCGGCCGAGCTTGGTGTATCCGTCCGCAGGGTGCGAGCTCTGATTGATGGCGGCTACGGCAAGCTGAAGGCGAAGAAGATCGGAGTTTCTTGGGTCATCCTGCGCCAGGATCTGGACGCGGTCCGTGTCCGAAAAGACGGGCGCCCGCGTAAAAAGCCGAAGTAGAATAAAGTCGGCCATTGGTTATTGATTAGCCTCATGACCTTTGGCCAACCTTCAATTCATTGCCGCGTTTTGCGCCTTCAGTCGCAGCGGGTAAGTCCAGACCCACGTTCCGTCTTCCTCCTGCATTCGCCGATAGGTGAAGATCGCCGGGCGAAATCGATTGACCTTTGTGAGCCCTCGCGCGAGAACCATCGTTCGGCGCTCGATGTGAAAGCCCCTCTCGTGTATGAACTCGCCCTCGTAGGTCGCGGGATCTGGAAGGTTCTGGATACCGAAGAACGGGTTGATTGGATCGATCATAATTTCTGCCTAGTCAATGATAGACGCCCGATGAGCGTGAGTAGTCTAAAGGCATTTTTGAATCATTGGCAAACAGCATTGTTTGAACTTCTTTCCGCTGCCACATCCGCAGGAATCATTCCGGCCTGTTCTTAAGAAATTGGATATGGGATCTTTCATGAATTCCAAATGTGCCTGAGGAGGTATGCGGGCCTCTTCTCCATCCCAATATTTCATCCTCAGCCAATCTGTGGCCACAGCTTGAACTATCGTGTTTAGGACCCGCTGATCCATCGACAATGGAAGCCGCACGCTCGGAGTTGGGCGGTAATTCCAGCACCTTGTACTGTCCGCCAGAAAGAGTATCAGCTGTTCCCCATCGGGTTTAGGCGATATATCAACCAACGCGCCTGCCGGGTCTTGCCAAATTGCATGAAACTCTCCTTCAACGAGGAAACCGGGGTATTCCCAGATCATCCAACCATACACGCATGCACCTCCGTCCCTTGCAACTTTGTCGGCAACCGCCTGGAAGCAGTAGCGAAACACAGCTCCAGGCTCAACCCGCACAGGAACAAAAGTTGGTTTGGGGTTCTCGACGATCAGCGAACATAAGCGCAACACGTCTGGAGATATAGAAGAAGGGGTTGTGAGCATACGCCGCTCGTTGCGTGGGTCCTTTCGTGGGTCCTTTTCTACGGCGGAAATTGCCGCCGTACGTTGCAAATTCTGGTGCGCGGGAAAGGACTCGAACCTTCACGCCTTGTGGGCACTACCACCTCAAGGTAAGGCTGTTAGGTTCAAACTGCGGCTTCGTGGGTCCCTGGGTGGGTCCTTTCACTTTCAGAGTCGTCTCCGAAGACCATGTTGATAGCGGCTGTTTTCAGGTCCATTCTTGATCGTGTGTACTCCTTCAAGAGCATCGTCGGATCGTGTCTCATCAGCTCTGCCGCAGTGACGACCTCCACGCCCTTTTCGAGCAAGATCATTCCGTACGTTCTCCGCAGCGTGTGGAGGCCAGCGTACGGCACCTTTTCGATCTGAGTCCCGATCATGGCCTTGCGGAGTCGCTTCGTAAGAGCATGGGGAGTTATGGGATCCTTCGAGTCAGTGAGGGCGAAGCCGGACGCTGGCGGTCCAACGATGTCGCGGACGTGCTTGGGAATCGGGATCCACGCTCGCCGGCGTGCTGTCTTCGTCTCCGGCTCAACATCGAGACGTCCTTTTGTCTGAATCGCCCGGCGCCTAATCCAAAGACCGTCCCCATCTCGATCCTCGTGTTTGAGTGCGCAAATTTCCGAGCGGCTCAGGCCCGTTCCAAAAGCGATGATGATGGCCCGACGGGTGGGTTCGTCCGCTTGGGCCATGAGGATGGAAATGTCGTCTCTCTCCTTCGGTGACAGTGGCCGCCTGGCGTGGCCGGTGTCAGGTGGCCGCGACACTTTGGTTTGAACGCCAACGTATGCCAGCAATGCCTTTAAGCGACTGAAGTTCCTCCGCTTCGTGCTGCTTGCGCCCTTCTGCCGTAGTTGCCATCCCAAGACATCCTCGTCGTTGATGTCCGCTGGTCTGAGCGCACCGATCGGATCTTCCTCGACCTTGTTCTTGATGAAGAGATCGATCTGTTCTTTGGTGGCCGGACTCTTGGATTCGGCTTTCTTGATCTCAGCCCACGTCTTCGCGGACGTGGATAACGAGGGTTGGTTTTTTGCGACAGGATTTGCGAACTTTGTTTTCCACGCTTCCTTTGCCAGCGTTTTTGACTTCTCCGCCGGACCCTTCAAGGTCTGATGGTTCTTCTTTACGATGTATCGATACTTCCCGCTTGGAAGCTTCTCGTACGTCCCCTCTCCCTTTGCCCTGCTCTTTTTCTGCCCGGACCCACTCATCGTAATCATCTAGCGTACAACACCATCTTCCATGCACCTTGTCTCCTCGAAGGCGCCCTTTCAAAATTTCATCTCGAAGCGTCGACTCCGGCCAGCCGGTCATGTCCTCGATCCGCGAAAGGCGGAGAGGAACATCCCGGGGCACAGAGTAAGCGACGCTTGCCATTAGATCTTCGCCTTAGCCCAGTCGACGACAGTGACCGGGACATCCTCCACGACGAAATTAGAAACGCCACTCCAGGGAGCGAGGATCACGACGCCGGAGACGTCTGCCTCTTCGATGTACCGGCGGACTTGTCGGTAAACCGACCCTCGGCCGGTTTGATCGATCTTGCATTCAACGGCGATCGAATCGCTCCCGCTAGTGACCAAGAAATCGAGTCGGCCACGCTCTCCGATTCGATACTCCCTTTCGACAAGGGCATCGGGGACTAGCCCCGGTAGCGCGGCCCAGATCGCTTCCTGCATTTCGCGTTCAGAGCTCGAGGGAAGTTTGATCTTTCGAAGAGCTGACGCGACCTCTGCGTGAAGCCCCGACTGTGGCTCGGCGACCGGGATCTCTTCACCGATCAGCATGAGATAGGCCTCGGCCATTTGCCGAATTCGATCTGCCGGCGGGCCATCTTCTAGGATCTCGCCTTCAGAGTCCTTGCCGTCAATGATCCCGTCGCTTTGGGAACGCTTATCACCCAGTCGTTCGATCATGAACGGATCGGCTCCATCGTCGATCGTGAGGAAGTAGGCGAGAATCTCTTCTTTGTTCAGTTCTGGCCGTAACCGTCCGATGCACTGATCTAGCACCTGGGGAGACCAGTCGAGTTCTCCGAAGACCGCCAGGTGACAGACATCCTGAAGGCCGTCAATCCCTGCACCTGAGCGAAGGGAGCAAATGAAGACTTGGCACGATCCATCCTTCAGGAACTTGTCTTTGGCCGCTTGCTTTTGCGCAGGTGTCTCGGATCCCGTGCATAGAACTGGGTTGAAGTTCTTGAGGTGATACTTCCAGATGTCGTAGACCTCTCTGTGCCACCCGAACAGAAGGACCTTCTCGCCCGATTCGCAGAGCATCTTGACGAACTCGGCCGCTGGCTTCGCTTTCGCGACGCCCGTCGCATGCCGGAGTTTCCAGTCCAGCTCACGGGCGGACTTCTCCGACTCTCCGACACGGTTCGATAGAACCGACATCGCGAGAGCCTTGGCCACGTCTTGCACTTGCCGCAAGGTGTGCATGTCGCCTTCAAGCGTGATGGTCTGCTTCTGCGGCTTGGTTTCAGATCCTTTCACGTCCTTGGCCGTTCGACGGATCATCAGGCCGCGTGACTTCAGGTAGCTGTTCAGCGCCGCCGGACTGTTGACCCGATCGCCCGTACACCACTCCCGTTTGAAATCGCCCTGGGCGCCGAGGCAGCCAGGCGAGAGAACGTCGAGGATTGACCAGATCTCGCTTCCGTAGTTGTAGATTGGTGTGGCTGAGTAGCCGGTCACAAAGTCAGCCCTTTCGCTGAGCGCTATCGAGACCCTGCGCTTTTCCGTGTCGAGATGCCGGAGATCTTGTATCTCATCGAAGCAAATCGAGCGGAAAGGATACGGGACCAGAACGTCCTGCCAAGGTCTCAAGCCTGTGTAACCGACGATCACTACATCGACAGGCTTGATCTCTTTCTTCATGCCAGTCTTCAGGACCTGCACGGTGGCATCCGGAAGAAACTCGTTTAAGAACTCACGGAACTGTAGCGTAAGGTGAGGTTGGCAAACAATGAGGGCAGGCCTCGCATCAGGCTCACAAAGGGTCGCGATTAGGCTGACGCTCTTTCCACCTCCGATCCAGTCGGCGTTGAGAATCCTCCGAACTGTCTTGACCAGGTTCACGTACCCGGCTTGGTACCAGTAAGGTGGCTTTGCCATCTGCAAAGCGCCGTGGCTGAGATCGAACGAATGGTTCGAGTCACCGACCGCCGCAGCGGCCAAGGCGCGATCGTACCGCTCCGAATACCTGGTCAGGTCATGCCAAACGTCGTCGCCAACGTCGAGCGGGTGGCGGTCGAGAAGCCAAAGCAAATCCTTGCCCGAGTCAGGGGTCTTCGGAAGGATGACCGGGTTATGCGTGAACTTCCCGCAATTCCAAGCAGATCGCCCGTTCCTAAAGAGGTTACGGACTCTTGTCATCACGAATGGTTGCGCGTCGATCAGCCATCCGTCTTCATGAGTCTGGACAACACCGAAGGTGACCTCTGGCCGAGGGCGATCAATGAGGCCAATGAGTTGAGGTTGGGTGCTCATCGTACAACTTCCCACAGCTCAGGATCTTGGGCAATCCATCCGTCTTCGAGGACGAATATTGGGTCAATGTCATCGTGACAAACCTCGACGATCGTCCTCGGTTGCCTGGAAAGATCTAGCGATTCAAATGTTCGAATGTAGTCGCCAACGCTCAGAGAGTTGAATTGCCTCTTTGTCATAAAAAAGCCCTTGCTTTTAGTTAAAAGATTCCGTACAATGTACGTACAATGAAAGAACCAACCGCATCCCAAATCGTCGACGTCCGAGACTTCTTCGCCGGTGGCGATGTCATGCCCGTCAAGGATCTGTTTCGAACCTCCAGCGATGAAGAGCGGCGCCAGATGGTCGCGGACATCCAAGAAGAGGCTCTGATCAATTGGGACGTCAAACTTAACCCTCACGCGGTACAGGCGGTCCTCAGTGAGGCCTAAGAAGGAAGGGCGAGTCGAGTTTCGCCTTGATCCGGAATTTAAAGAGCAGCTCGAAAAGGACGCCGAGGAGAACGGCATGAGCCTGTCCCAGTTCCTTCGATGGGTGTACCTCGACTGGAAGAAGCGGCAAAAGAAGTAGTTTCTCATCGTGCCCAACTCCAAATCTGTGGCTGTGCCGAGTCCGGCACCCTATGATCGCCTCTGGCCATCGGGTGAATTGGATCGCCGTACTTGGTCTTTCCGAAGCAGTAGATGTCGCGGTCTATCTTTTCGAGGACAATCTCCAACCACGCGACATCCCACACTCCGGCGCCCCAGCACGCGACCACCAGGTCCGCCCCTTCAGCTTCTCTAGCTACGACCTCAAGGTTTTGAGCCATCGCGTCACGGGCGTACCAATCGGGTCCGTTGTTTTCGTAGTTAGACCACTCCCGGCAATCGGCGGGCGAGGATGATCGGAAGGGGTAAAGGTTGACCGCTACGAAACCGCCGTAGCCCCAAGCCTCGGCGAAATGCATCCACCGTTTGACCGTCGGGTCATCGACCGTATAGTCAGCCGTCGAGGGATTGAGACCAATGAAGCAGACTCGCTTTCCTCCGTCCCACTCGCGCTTGAGCGTCCAACGATAGGTCTTGCACTCACTGATGGTTGCAGAACGGCGGATTACGGCAGGTCCAAATAAGGTTTCCATCAGCAACCCTCCTGCGGTGGTTTGATGGGCTCAGTCCACCATTGGAAGTCACCGAGGGTCCTCTCGCCCGTCATGTTCGAGAACGGATGTGGCGGCGAATATTTGCAGTTGCATAACTCGCCTCTGTACAGCTTCGCTTGAATGGGATAAGGCTCCCCGTATTCTCCTCGGTGGGATCCGTTCCCGTTCCACCGCTCCCAAAACCATCCTTCTTGTGTCGGAGGATTGTTTGAGTAATTGCCGGGTAGACAGATTGACGGATCAACGGGAAGAATCACTTCGTGGTCAAACGTGCGTGAATAGTCAAACTCGCAGTGTTCGAGTCCACCTGGAAATGGATCCCACACGATACGTCCATCAAGGCAGACGACCGCGTGATTTGAATCCGGGAACCTTGGGCTTTTAATAGAAGCGATTGAGTAGCCAGGCAGGGTTCCTTCCACGCTTCTCAAGCAGAGTGAGTAGAGATTTCGCTCTGCAAGCCACGACTTGAGTAGCTGCACCCGTTCATCCCATGATCCATTCGGATTATCTGGAATCGACTCAATGGGCACTTCGAGAACCGATGCATAACAGGCGGCATTGCAGTTCCCTCGCTTAGAGTCGAAGATCGTCTGATATACGCCTACCATCAGCTTTCACGCTCCTGCTTGTATGAGATCCGCGCGACCTGCGCCTCGGGCGAGTCGTCGTCCGCGTTTGTCCAGAGAAGCCCTTTCTCGAAACGGCCGTACTTGGCCGCTTTCGCGTCCGCTCGGGCGATGATGTCTTCCATCTTCATTCCCCGCGCTTCCACGACCGAGCGGAGCGTTTCGTAAACGTCGGCGCACTCTTCGAGGCTCCCGCCATCACTCTTCGTTTCCGCTGCTTCCTCGACCAGCTTTTCGAGGAGCCATTCCAGGCGTCCTGAAGGCGAGAGGATCACGAGGGCGGGCTGGTACCCGCGTTTGTGCATATCCTCGGGAATGAGATCCCGGATCAGCTTCATTTTTGGTTTGGGGCTCATGCGACCTCCGTGAGTCGATATTCAGGCTCACTGTCTTGGTTGAATTCCTGGCGGCACGCGCATCGGTGGGTCGGGCGATACCCCCAGAGGCTGTAAGGATCTCCCGTGGGCATCTGGAACGTAATCGAGACGCCCGCATTGCAATAGCCGTAAGGGGTATCGAATAGCTCCGCCGCTTCGGCGTCGTAGACGACCTGGTCTGGCTTTCCGCGCTTCCCTTTGATGATCTTCATCGGGAGTGGCGGGAAAAGGCTCTCCTGCCACCGAAGGTGGATGCATTCGTCGCAGTGAATCATCACGCCACCGCCCCGGCCGTCTCCGGCTCCAGGAAGTCGAAAAGCGTCGGTACGTTCATCTCCGCCTCCGCGGCTTTGAGATAGGAAACGCTGTCGGCCCAATAGCCCGCGTTGAGTTCGCAGCCGGCGCCTTTGCGACCGAGCTTGATTGCCCGCCAAGGTACGGTTCCGATGCCGCAAAACGGATCGAAGACGGTTTCGCCCGGATTCGTGTACCGTTCGATCAATCGATCGACGATATCGATTTGCAACGGACAGATGTGTTTCTCCCGGCCCTTGGCGGCTTGGAAGCTGTTCAGGGTCCGCATACGAGTGATGTCAGTCCAGATTTCCGGGTGATCCGAGTGGACGGGAATCAATGAGAAGTCGGTCGGCAGAATGCCTTCCTTGTCCAAAAACTCAGCCAGGCGAACATGGGCTCCAAAGTCATAAGGGCAATTCAGCGATCGCTCTTCGTACAATCGGTAGACCGATTTCATGTTGAGGCCCCGGAAGTCCTCGTGACTGATCATCGTGTTTCCATTCGATCGCCACAATCCGTCGGCGTCGATCTGCCACCTGGCTAGGGAGTACTCCTCCTTGGTCTTAACCACGGGATTGTCGGCGTAACCGTTGTTTGCTTCCGTTGGCGCCTTTCGAAAGACCAGGACGTACTCGGGCATTCCGAAGCCCTTGACGGTTCCGTCTTTGCATTGCTCTGTCCAACCGAGTCGGTAGGTCTGGTTGTTCTCTCGAACGACATCCGTCTTGATCGTCACCATCCCGAGGAACGTGAAGCCGTGCTCCAAGAAGTGAAGAAGCGTGTGACAGTGGAAAGGCGAAACGGTTGGATACTTGAGCCCGGTCATTGCCCCTGGCACGATCCGGTCTTTCACATGGACAGCGCAGATTCGCCCTGGCTGCAGGATGCGAAGGAGATTGGACGTCAGAAAGTCCATCTGCTCAAAGAAGTGGGCTTCATCATCCGTGTGGCCAAGGTCGTGATAGGAAGGCGTGTACTCGTATTGAGTTGAGAACGGGATCGATGTGAGGATCATCGAAACCGAGTCGCTCTCCATTTCGTTGCACTCAAGAATGCTGTCGTTGCAGACCAGCTTCCAGGATTGCCCCGAGGCCTCTTTTCGCTCGGTACCCATCGATCTCGTCAGGGATTCCGCCATCGCGATGCCACAAAGACCGAACTGCTTGACGATCGCGGTCATGGTCGCAACCAACTCGATGTGTTGGCGCCACTTCGCTTCCAGGATCTCTCGGACTCCGCGTTCGGCTTCCGAGTAGATCAGATCGACGCGGACCGTGTTCTTTTGACCAAATCGCTGAAGGCGGTGAATCGCCTGAATGAAGTCGCGGAATTTGAACCCGATGCCGAGGAATATCTCCCATGAGCAATGGCGCTGGAAGTTGCATCCGCCGCCGAGCATGACCGGCTTGGCCGCGAGCTCTGCGATCTCTCCGTTTCGGAACCCGATGATCGCTGCTTCCTTCTTCTCATCCGTCTGAGAACCGTAGACCGATACCGCGGTCGGAATAGCAGCTTCGATGGCGCGCCGTTCGTCCTCCAAGTCGTGCCAGATAAGCCGATGCGCATCCGGATCCTCGTCTCGAAGTTCGAGCATCTTGGCGACTCGCGCTTCAAGGCTGATTCGCTTCTCGCGAGATGCTTGAACTACTCCGACGGCATCGTCCTTAAGCAGCTTTCCTTGACCAAGCTTCGTCGGCTCCGCGGTCGTGTGGTCGGTTGGAACTTCGTGCCATCTAACATCAAGCTCCGGAAGGACATAGCCTTCATCAGAGAATCCGAGATCCGACGGCTTAGAGACAAACAGTGCCCACGACGCGACCCACAGCCAGAACTCTTCGACCTTGTGTGGGTGAAGGGTTAAGTCATCGGCATTCTCGGAGTTGCGCTTAAAGAACCGGGTTCGCGATTCCCAGATATCCATGACACCAAGAAAGTGAGCATAGGCAATCAGCTCCTGCAGATCGTTGGGACTTGGTGTGGCCGTCGCAACAAACCGGAACGGGATCTGTTGCATCGGGCCGAAGAGGAACTCACCAAATGTCTTCGATCCAAAGGACCGGAGCACGTCAGCTTCATCGAGGCTCACTGCTCCAAAGAGGGTTACGTCGATCTTTCCTTCTCGAACTGATTCGTAGTTCGTCAGATAGATCGGCTCTTCACTCGTGACCTCTTCGCTTGACTGAATGAACTGAACCGAGACGGCGTAGTCTCCGGAGAAGTACTCGAGGGCGTCGAGAACGAATTCTTGTCGCACCCCCAAGGGCAGGACGATTAACCGCCGGCATGGTCGATGCTTCCCGATCAAACGCATGGTTTCGAGCTGAGCGCAGCTCTTGTGCAGGCCGAACGATGCGAAGAAGGCGCGGCGGCCGCCTCGAAGCGCCCAGGCGACCATTGCTCGGACAAAGTCCTTGACGTTAGGATTCATCTCGGCCGGGTCGACATCGAAGCCGCTACCCTTGTCGAGTTTGATCTTGGCCTTTAAGAAGCCCTCGTACTGCGAAAGATCTTCCCTTGGGCTCATCGGACTACCTCCATCCATCGCGCCCGTAGGTCACTAAGGGATCGGTCGTTTTCCTCTTCCGACCGCTTTGACGAGAACGTTACTACTTCGTCGACTGTGCGAGGCTTTAGCAGTACGTCGCCGGGAACCCAGTCGGGTTCCCCTTTGTCGTAATCGTAATTCTCAATCCGCACATAGTCGTCTTCTGATCCAAGGAAGATGTCACTGGAGAATGTCTTGACGAGAGACTTTTTCCCTGGCTCGGCCTTGATTAGTTGAACGGGATATTCTGAAATGATCGTTGTTGCACGATATTCAAGCCGATCTGTTGCAGTTAACGAGAATAGGTTAACGGTCCGCTCATACACTTCAACGGTTGGCGATGTCAGAAATCCATAGAAGTCATTGGTCGTCGAGCTTTCTCGAAAAATCCGACCGTCCCAATAGTAGGCGAAATGTGTTTCGCTTTCTCGAAGCCAATAAATCTCCATGGAGAATCGCACCAGCCTCCGAGAACCCGGCAGGTCTCCCTCGGCCCATCGTGCCAAACGGACCGTTTCGGCGAACATTGGGCACGAAGTGTAGTGTTCGGAATTAGAAGCGTGCATGTGCCACCTCCTGAACCATCTCAAACTCAGCCTCGAAGTCCTCGATCGGACCAATCCATCGAGAGCGGATGCCGTGTTGTTCCATCTCGGCTTTCACGCGTATGCCGTTGCGGATCTCAGAAACCTCCGCAACCGTGTAGATATGCGAATCGTGCCGGGAGCATTTCTTGCGCCACTTGCTGTTCACTTCCACCATGGGAAACCTCCTTGTAATTTCGTTCGGATTGGGGCTGACCCACCGGCGAGTACTTGTTGCCGTCGATGGTCACCCACTTGCCGCCAGGGGCGGCATATAGCCGCGTCTTCGTCACGGGGTCGATGTAGACGATCCGGGTCGGTGTGTTCACGACTGATCGCCTCCACTCACGCGCCGGTATTCGTCGGGATATCCGGTTGGCTCAAGGTCCTTGACCTCTTTCCAGAAATCGTTGGCCGATAGTGCTTCCCAGCAGTTCTGGCAAAGACCTAGGTCGGATCCGGTCGAGTCACACGGGCGAAACGGTTCGTCGCACTCCTTGCACCGCTGGCTGTCACCCCGGAAGGGAGACATCTGATTGCGGTCGCGTTCGGCGAGAGCTGCTTGCGTCTCCGGTCGAAGCATCGATCGGTATAAGTCTTGATCGAAGTCGAGGGTTAGCACCCGCGCCGGAGTCGGCTTAGGGCCATCGAGGTTAGGCATCCTTGGCCACCCCCGGAAACTCATTCCACTCGCGGCCGTCGAGAAGTCGACCGGCAGCCTTCTTGCCTACTCGGCGGGATTCGCCATGTGGAAGTTCGGCCAGGACGATTCGACCCGTTTCGGTGTCAGCCTTCTCGTAGTAAGGCGAGTGCTCTCCCCATTGCTTGAAGAAGAAGGGGACGCCAGCCGCTTGGCATTGATCCCGAAGAGATCTTGCCCATTCCAACTGCATCGGTCTTGCGCCGTGGCCGGATTCTCCGCCACAGATCACCCAATGAATCCTTAAGCTCTCGAAGAAATCCTCTCCCCCTGGGATGCCGCCCCACATTCGTCCCGTCAAGGGATCAAAACCAAGGTTTGGGTCATCAGGGAAGAGATCCGTCACCACTAGTTCACCAACAAGTGGCTCACAGCTCAGGAAGCGAACCGTTGCCGGGCAATGAATCAGTGCCCGAACCCGCTTCAGGAATTGCTCCTGGTTCTCGACCGACGTTCCTAGCCAAACGTTAGGCAGTGGCCATTTGACTGCTTCTGACGCTCGTCGAAACGGTTCCGGGCTCTTGGGCTCTTTGAACTCGCGAAGGGTGTTTACGAAGACCATGGATCGGAACTGGTCAACGTTGACTTGGTTCAAGTACTCAGCCATCCGCTCCGGACGCTTTGTTAGAATTTGGAAGGAGTGTTCGGGGCAAAGTGCCATCACCGCGAAAACCTGGTCGATCACTTCAAACGGAACTGACTCATGGAACAGATCCGCCATCGAGTTCACGAAAATCCGCCTCGGTGACTTCCATCGAAGCGGAAGAGTCAGCACACTGTCGATGACCGCGATCAGGTTGTTCCACTGCGGCAACGCCTTGTCGTTTTCGCCGGCAGCGCGGTCTTTGCCGTTCTCCCACTTCACCACGTTGCGATAAGCGGCCTGGACATCGGTCAAGCCCTTTCCTTGGCGCAATGCAGCTTGGGCAGCGTTCGCGATCCTCGCCGCCATCGTCATGGCGTAGCAGTTCCGACAACCTTCGGAGACCTTCGAACATCCGACGATGGGGTTCCAAGTGGCGTCCGTCCATTCGATTTTGGAGTTGTTCACTTTGCGCCTCCCGCGTACAGTTCTGCGTTCTCTCGAACCCAGGCTTTGAACTTCTCGGGCGTGGCGCTCTTGACAAGGTGAGTGGCCAAGGGGAAAGCAAGTTCCTCCTTGATGGTCTTGGCCGTCAGGTCCCTTTTCTTGAAGACGACAACTTGTGTGGGATCAATAGGGAAAACCTGAAACCCGTACTCGGACTCAACCACCCTTAACTCGCATTCATTCCAGCTTCGTTTGTAGCTAAGGACCAGGAACAACAACCCTTCAAATCCGTCCACCGAAAATGCGTACAAGCACTTTTGGTCAACCTTCGATCGATTAGGGAACTTTGTGGGTATTGCTTGTTCGATGATCCCAACGGAAATGCCTTTGAGACCTGTCTGTTCTTCGATCTCTTTGATCTTCTGATGCAGAAGTTCCCGCGCCTTTTCAGGGTCGTCTGGCCGGAGTTCACTCTTAGTGAAAAATGAAGGTTGAAACTTCTCCCACTTGCCTTTATCTTTCGGTTTAATCTCAACCTCGAACATCCCGCTCAAGGACATTGCGTTCGCGAATTTCTGAGCAGGCTTTGGCTCTGGACACGAGCACTCTTCTGTCTGGATGTTCGGATCCATCCACATTCGGAGAAACTGAAGCCCAGCGGCCTTCGCAATGGGCTCCATCTGAGCGATCGTTTCTTCCGCCTCTCTCCCGCTCCCGACGATGGCTTTGCAAGCGCCACACATTATGGCGATGTCGATGTACTTGGCACTCATCGAGACACCTCCTTGCGGAACTTCGCAGCGTCGGAATCCGAGAGACCCGCCGCCTTGAGTTCAGCGATGAGGTCCTCGGTGTAGTGGTCAGGAAGAGGCGCCACGGCGGGAAGCAGGGGCTTTCTCCCGTCCTGGGGAATCAGGACGACGATAGGAGTAGCGGGCGCAACTGGTGCGGGCGACTGCTTGGAAATCTTGTCGAGGCTCATGCCGATTCCACAAAGCTGGACACAGATGCAACCGATTAGGAACAGGAGGATCGCGTGCTTCATTTGATCCTCACGTGAGTGCCGCGCTCACCGAGTTTTGCGAAGTCGAGGGGGATTTCGCCTTCGAGGTCAGAACGGATCGCCTCAAGGTCAAGCTCTTTCTTGATGATCACGTAGGCCGGAGGCAACGTCTCGGGGTCTGGCTCTTCACCACCGGTCCATTCGATGGGCGTTGCCCCACCGTTGTTTTGAACCCAGACTTTGAATCGCCTGGTCTCCATCTTCGTGTTGGAGGTCACAGACATGAAGTCGTTTAGGCGCTTCTTGAGTCGCTTGGCGTTGTTCTCGTCGGTCTCGGCCAAGGACTTCAGGCGCTTGGCCTCTTCTGCTCGAATCTTGGCCCGGGCTTCCATCGTTTTGATCAGGCCGCAATAGCCGTCGATCTTGTTGTTGAGGTCCTCGCCGACCTTCTCGAAGTAGGCTTCAAGAGCCTTGCGAATCTCTTCGTCGGCTTCGTCAGAGGGAAGGTGATCGAATGCGTCGAATATCTGTTCGAGCTCTTCTCCGATCTCAAAAATGTTCTGCTTTCGAACGACGACGCCGTCGGTTGTTGTTGGGATGCTGGACATAACAAACTCCTTCAGGTGATGGCTAGGCGCTCATCGCCCCCATCTCGGTCAGGGCCGTTTCGATCGCTTGCTTGGTCGTTTCGATTCCCCAGTGCTCCAGGGACTCTTTCGCGCGATCGATGGCGGTTTGCTTGTGGTCGCTCTCGGAATCGGGAACGAGCATCCCCGTGGACGTCTCATAGACAGCCCATCCGTAAGAGCTTCGAGCGACGAAGAAACTAAACTGGTCGAAGTTCTCGAACTGGACGGGAGCCGCATCTACGGCGGGCTCCCAAGTGCGCAGGTCGGGAATGTAGACCTGGTACATCAGGCCTCCTGCTCCTCGCCCGATTCAAGCCGGTCGGCTTCGGCCTCGCATTCGGTTACTATCCGACGCCAGTATTCGGCACGCTTTTCGTGGTACTCCGCCTGAGCTGTGGCGAATGTCACCATTCGGCGATGTGATTCGGCTTGCCGCCAGGACGAACCTTGAGCGAGACCCTCCTTCATCGGATCCCACCTCCAAACGGTAAGCGGTCATATCGACCGACTTCGTAGCCCTTGGCAACGCCAAGGTTGTAGGCGAACATCAGGGCGATGCCGAGGACCAACGCGGTGATGGTGAGAACCGAGATTTGGAATTGCCGATCGCGCCTGGCTTTTGCGATCGCACGTTCAGCCATCTGCATTTGGATGAGTTCCCTCATCGCAAACGCTCCGGAACTTCGTTCCAGACATCGATATCGATGTGCCGTGACCAGCGCGTGCGGCTCGAATTGCAGTTGACGCAAGCGATTCGGTGCCCGCCTCGGTAGGCACGAACCTCCCGGCTCTGCATGTTCTCAATCAAGAAGCGATTGAGGGTGAGGGGGTCACTTACGATGACCTTGGTGCCACCCTTGAAGTCGGAACCAACCCAGCAGACAATTGGCTTGCCGATCTCCTGGGTTGTGTGTCTCTGTGTGAAGTTGGACATTGATTGATTCCTCAGCCGTGTCAGCGGCTACAGAATCAATCTACCACACCTTTGCGCAAAACGGTATAAAACTTGCGCACAATTTTGCGCAAAGTCTATTCTGAGAGAATGAGCCCACCTGGATCTGAGTCCATCGTTTCTCTTGCGCCTTTCGTTCGATACCATCCAATGAGGTAACCAAGGAGCTGGTGATCATCGATCGGAGTAGGTGCGTACGTTTGGTTAGTTGAGATCATCATCCATTGCCCATCGCGCCACTCAAGCGTCTTAACCCGGAGCCCACCATCCTTAGATTTGAGCAGGAATGTGAACCCCGGCCGCGGCTCTCTGTACTCTTTGAAAACAGCGACCATACCTGGCTGAAGAAACGGCATCATGGAGTCCCCACGGACAATCCATCCGAAGCCGCCAAGTCCGGCAAGCCTCTCTGGCACAAGGATCGATGACTCATCGATATCTACGTTGTAGGCTCCTTCTCCAGCTTCAACTTCACCTACTACGCGGATAGGCTTCATTGGCGTACCTGAAAGGCTAACGATCTCCCCATCGCTGTCAGGTTCGCTCTTTGGCCAGGTCTTGGGCAGCTTCATGACCTTGCGAAGGCGGTCTAGGCTCGCCTCGTCCGGGCTGGTCCTTCCAAGCTTGTAGTTCCGAAGGACGTCATAAGAGATATCTGCCCTCTTAGCGACCTCCTTCGCGCTGAGTCCTTCACTCACTTTCACATCGGCCAGGGCACGTGCTATTGCTCTTGACACTTCCACCTCTCCTTTTTTGCGCAAACCATTAAAAGAATTCCTACACTCTATACCATTTTGCGCAAAGTGGTGTATCATCTGGGCATGTCTGAAGCGACAAAACCCAGCACCAATGGCAGGCCCGACAAGTGGTCGAAGCATCGGGAGCATGTGTGGCAAATGCGTCGCGACAATCCGGACATCTCTCCGAAATCTATCGCGGAGACGTCTGGCGTTCCGTTGCGCCGCGTGTACGAGATGCTCAAATTCATGCCCGATCAGGAGGGGAATTGAGCACACGACAAATGAGAAAGGCCGGAGGTGCTGACACACCTACCGACCTCATGGTGAATTTTGAGGTTGAAACCAACCCAACTTCGGCTATTAGCGTAGCACAGGTTTCTGCCTCCACGACAACTAAGGAGGAAAATCATGGCGGCAAGTAGCCCCGTGGATTTATCGAAGATCGGTCCGCAGAGAGCGACCATCACCATTACCGAGATCACCGACAAGGACAAGCTCGCGTTCATCAACATCGAAGGGTTTGGGAAGCCGCTCAAGGTCTGGAAGTCCTCCATGACCAAGTTCGCGACTCCTCTTGAAGTCGGCGCTACGGCGGAAGCCGAACTCGACGTCAAGGCTGGCAACTACGGCAACGAAGCGTTTATTACGACGTTCGGTGGGCCCAATAAGAGTAGCGGAGGTTTCGCAGGCAAAGGTGGCGGAAACACTCGGTCATTCACGCCAAAGACTTCTGCGGAGATCCACTCAGCGAGTATCGCGGTGATCGTCAAGACGGCCATCGAATCAGCGATGCAAATGCGCCTTGAAGATCTCGAAGTGAATATCGAAAGGATCGCCGCTGTCGGACTGAAGTGCTTCACGCAAGGTTTGAAGCAAGTCGAGCAATGCGCTCCCGCACCTGCGCAACGAAATGATCGATCGCAAGCAAAACCTCAAGCATCCGACGAAAGCAAGAAGCTCGCCAAGGATTATTGGAATGACGGCGGTGGCACTCAAGCCGAGCTCACCGAACTGATCGAGATTTGCAAGGCCAAGGGCTGGAAGTCCTCGGATCGGATCCTGCAAGGCAAATCAGCAGGGATGACACCTAGTCAGATCCTTGTCCGTGCCCGTACGGAGTCGAACCAGGGAAAAGCTGAGCCGGGAGGATTTCGCAATTGCGTGAAATCCACGCCCGGCGCGCCTGCTATTCCCGAAGAAACTCCCGATTCCGTGATCGAATCCATTCTCGCCGAGTGTGAAGATCACGGCTTCGGATTCGATGAGATTTGCGAGATCATGCATTGGCCGACCTTCGCCCTTCATGGGGCGGCCTGCTCCCGGGAGTACTCCCGGGTTCTCGGTCGCACGATCTCAAAGCCGACTCAACTCACGGAGCATGACCGCTATTGCCTGCACAGGTGGGCGTTGCGGATGGTCCGCGGCCTGGAAGAGATTCCCTTTGCCTTCCAGGCTCATTCAAAAGCCCAAGAGCGCCGACGCGCACAGGAAACCACCACGGAGGTGGCTTAGATGGAACACACACAAGATTTTGCATCCCTCGCCATGGAAACGTTGAAGAAGAACGGTTACAAGTTCACTCTTCCACGTCACGCGGTAGTGTCGGTATTAGCCTCCCTTGATGTCGCGGTCAGCGCTCACGAGTTGTACGCGATCCTCCAGGAGCGCGGAAAGCGCGTCGATTGCGTGAGCGTTTACCGCATCCTGGAAGTCCTTGAGGAACTCAGTCTGATCTACCGGATCGGAATTCTTGACCACCGGGTCTATCGCAGATTCAACCGTGAGGCTGGGTTTGTTCTCGTGAACCGGGACACGCGCAAGGTCTTGGAACTCGATGGCCTGGGACCCTGGGAAACCTACTTCGCCGCACGATGCGCGGCTCATGGCGTTCACTTCAAGCGCTATGTCATCGAAGTGGAAGTGACCGGCGATTGCGACGCGAGTGCAGATGTTCACTGTGAAACATCAGGCTGGCAATGAAAGGACTCGTCCTCACGATCAAATTGCCTCTGCCTCCGGCAGGGGCTTCCTCAAACTCCCGAAGTCACTGGTCTAAGGGAGTTAAGGACAAACGGGATTACCGCCAAGCAGCTGAGCTGTTCTGTACTCAGGCGATACGCGGGATCTCGACCAAGACACCGTTGCCATTCGCGAAGCGCGTTCGCGTTTCTTCCGAGTGGTGGCTAGGACGACGATTGCCGCAGGATGGGCGGTATCGCCCTCGTGATGTGCAAAACGCCGTGTCCGCACTGAAAGCCGCCTTCGATGGGCTCGTAGACGCTCAACTGGTCAAAGACGACAGCGCCCAGTACTTCGAGCTCGGTCGTTGTGTGCTCCATTCCGCCAAGGATAGCGGGACGCGGGGCGAAGTGGCGTTGACCATCGAGGTGCTGGAATGATTAACGTTCAGAACCTGTCGGAGTGCGTTGGGAAGTACTACCGCCAAGATGCCACGGGAGTCGTGTGCAAGGTCGAAAGCCTGCGGAAGCCAGGCGAAGGGGTATGGCTCCGATTGGTCGATGGGAATGGCGTCAATGTTAATCCCCTGAACTCTCTTGGCTCAGCGGGGGATCGGGCATTTTTGTCCGGTTTTACCGAGGTTCGGCTGATCAAGCATTGGGTCGAAGTTGAAGACCCCACCGTAGGAATAGCCGCTGACGTTGAGAGGCTCCGCCCTGTTCTGCGCAGGTCACTGCTTTCGAAGATGTCCGACATCTCTGAAATGTGTTGGGCTGCTGGGTGGATGTCAGGAATCGAGGATGCTTTGTGGGAGTGCATCACTGGCAAGCGAAAAGAGTGGGGGATGTTCGCACCATCAGTCCAGGAAATCGCAGACATGCGCCAAATCGCGCTGGTTATCAAAGAGTGGCCTGATCCCAATAGCGATGGCTTTGCACAGTTGAGCCCTGAAAAGCTGGCTGAGATCACTGAAGCGATGGAAGCGGATTCCACGCCATTCGCTATCCCTGGTTGCATTTACGAATCCGAGGGGCTTCTTTGGGTTGTTGGTTCAATCCACCAAGACGGACGAGTTGAATATCACCAGAAGGGCGATGCGGGAAGATCGTTTGTCATGGGCCCCGATGACTTCGAGAAGGTCTTCAAGAAGGTGGAGAAATGAGGAAGCCTGATGGAACGCGAATGACACTCATCGAGCAGCACATGAATGTGTGCCGTCACTTCACTGGCACTTGGGGGAATACACATTGTGCCGCTGGAGTTGAGTACGCGAAGTTCGAGACGATGGAAGGAAAAGGGCTAGCGCGGTGGCCATGCCGTGCAAGCAACAGCAGCCCTAACCATTGTGAGCATTGCTCGTATCACACGCAAGAAGAAGCAGAGGCTCGCGAAAAGCGATACGAAGAATCATTTCGGAAGACATTAATTGCTCGTAAGGCGATCATCAAGCATTGCGGCAATAAAAGATCGGTGTCAGGTTCATTGCCATGCCCGGCTTGTAACGCGGGAACGCTTCAATACAGCCGAGCTTTCAACGGGCCTGTCCATGCCGCTTGTTCAACGCCTGGATGCGTGAGGTGGATGGAATGACTTCTCAGCAAGAATCCACCCTCCTCCACACGTTGGGGCTCGACCGTCAAACCACGTCCTATCGCAACTACTACTGCGCGAATGCGGACGGTGACGAGATCTGCGACCAGTTGGTCTTTATGGGTCTCATGCGGGTCGGCACTTGTGACGATATTAGCCGCTATTACATCGCCACCGATAAAGGCATCGAGAAGGCGAACGAGCTAGTTTGGAAGCGGATCGAGGCTGACAGAAAGCACAAGAAGCCATATCAAGCCAGGCCAATTGGATGGACAGTGTGGAGCAATACCACCTTTTGGGCAGAGACTCGTTCCAAGGCTCGTTATATGGCCTTCTTGTGGTTGCGCCAAGTCGCCCCGGACATTCAGATCATCGAAGTCGATGTCCGGAGGGCCCGATGAGGCTGGCCAATGCCGAGATGGTGCCTCTCCACTCCCTAGAGATGGAGATGAGCACGCTGGGGTCGATGATGCTCAGCGAACAAGCCGCGGAGGAGGTCCTTGGGATCCTGGATGCCGACGACTTCTACCGCCCGGCCCACCGGGAGATCTTCCGCGCCATCCGGTTCTGCGTCAACCGAGCAGTCCCGCCAAGTCTTGAGTTCGTGATTCAGCAGCTTCGCGACACGGAGATTCTCGATAACATCGGTGGAGAGGACTACGTCCTACAGGTCGCTGAGTATGTACCAAGCCCGTCCAACGCGGCGTTCTACGCGCGTGACGTTGCCGAGAAGTCGATGCTTCGTCAACTGGAGCAGGCTGGACAGAACATTGTCGGCGTTGTCCACGACGGCGATAGTGGCGATGCCAGCGAGAAGCTCGACAAGGCCGAGCAACTCGTCTTCGAAGTCGGACGCAAGCGGACGGGAACCTACTTCAAACACGCAAGCACTCTGGCCAAGAACTTCTTCATTGATGTCGATAACCTGATCGAAACCGGTGAACCCATGGTCGGTCTTTCGAGTGGGTTCTCCGATCTCGACAAGATGACCACCGGCTTCTACCCTGGAAACCTGGTCATCGTCGGCGCCCGTCCATCGATGGGTAAGACGGCGCTGGTTTTGGATTTTGCCCTCGCAGCGGCGAAGAGTGGTAAAGGCTCGGTTGCCATCTTCTCACTGGAAATGAGCGGTGAGCAGCTCATCCGCCGAATGGTCTCAATGGTCAGCGGCGTGAACTCGCACGTCCTCAAGAATCCGTCGCTTTCGATGGACACCTATAAGAAGCTCGCGGACGCTTGTGACAGCATCTACACGCTTCCCATATACATCGACGACGCGTCTGATCTCACTCCCCTGGACATGCGCGGCAAGTGTCGGCGCCTTCAGGCGGAGACAGGACTGTCCCTTGTGGTGATCGACTATCTCCAATTGATGCGCGGAGCCAAGAAGACCGAGAACCGCACACAAGAGATTTCGGACATCGCAAGGTCGATCAAGTCCATGGCCAAGGAACTCGGCGTCCCCGTCGTCGCGCTTTCTCAACTAAACCGAGGTGTGGAGTCGAGAGAGGATAAGCGGCCGGTTCTGTCGGACATTCGTGAATCTGGATCGATCGAGGCTGAGGCGGACCTGGTGATGCTTCTTTACCGTGACGCCTACTACAAGGCCAAGGAAACGAAAGAGACTCCGGATTACAACCCCGACGCCGTCGAGGAGGCGGAAATCATCATCGCAAAGCACCGAGACGGTCCCACGGGCAAGGTCATTCTCGGTTTCCAATCAGCTTATGCCCGGTATCGAAATCTCTACGGAGGGAGAGACTAACAATGGCATCCGAATCTCGCTGGAACAGACAGAACGTCGACTATTACTTTGACCCCGATGACCCTTGGCTCACCGACTTGCCTTGGTCCGTCGGCTCTTGCTGGCATGTGTTCCTCCTTCATGTAAGGACCCACGGGAACAAGCGAGGCCTGTGCCCGGTCGTCGCCGCCTCGATGATCGCAGCGCCATACCGGATTCCGCCGGCTGACATGGTCGCATGTCTTGAGGCCGCTGAACGTGGAGGAGCTCTTAAAGTTGAGAAAGGGCACTGGGTCGTCACTCGCTGGGAGAAGTCTCAAACACCGGATGCCAAGCGTGTTCAAAACAGACGCAAGCGAAATTGTCCCGGACAAACGGCAGTTGTTACGGACAATACCGGACAAGTCGCGGAAACCAAAAGCGAATCTGTTTCAAATAGCTCTGAAATTGTTACGGACAATTCGGACTTGTTACGGACAACCGCCACTTGTTCGGATTCTCTGTCGCGTGACAGCAACAGCAACAGTAATCCCCATACTGCTGACGCAGTATTGCCCCAAGGGGCTGATGCAGCAGCAGCGGATTCGCCCTGGTGGGCTGACCATCCGGATCCGCTTGTGGCTTGGACTGGTGAGCAGATTTCAGCCATCCCGAAGTTCCAGAACTGCCGGCGCCCTCCGACCGCGGCGAGGGTTGACCGTGTTGTCGATCGATTGCGCCAAGAGGCCCCCGACGAGGAGGTGATTCGCGGCTTCGTGATGGAGTTCGCCGAGTTCCACACCGACCACCCCAACGAGTTCGGGAAGGACGATCCTGTCGGCATTTTGGACAACCGGATTACCGACTTTCTGCCCCGGTGGCGCAAGGTGAAAACTCAGCTCACCGAGGTCTCCGGTGGCGGTAAGAAATCCTCGCCAAACCGGCCCCTCTTGGAGGTCCTCGGCCCCGTTGCCGGAGTTGACTTCGAGGAACGTGTCGTGGGTTTAAGAACGTCCAAGGTCAGCAAACGCGAGGTACCCGTCACAGAGCGGTTCAAGCCGGGAAGCGATGAGCCATTTGACGAGGCGGAGTGGTGGCAAGGCAAGGTGGTGACGGCATGACGTGGACCGCGCAGCAAGTCTTGAGAGCCTATGGCCGACACCAACTCCCGCGGGTCGGAAGGATTGGTCCGAAGGGCTACGACAACCAAACCCCAGGCCCGGACGTCAACTTGATCGCCTGGCTGTACGTGGTCACGTGTCGAGGCTATGGCCGCTGCGAACACTGGTTGAAAGCCCGCTACGTCCTCAATCGAGAGAACTTGGACCCCTATGCGGAATCGAGGATCGATCGATTCGAGTCACTTCTTGCGGTAAAGCTCCGTGAGAGTCCATTTGATCCAGACACCTTCGAACGCGAGGATCCCCGCGGGAACGTCCGGTTAGCCAAGATCTCGGTTCGCGATGCGGCATTCATGGCAGGAGTCTCGATGCGGACGGCTCAGCGATGGTGTGTTCCTGGATCAAAGCTGATCTACGAATGGCGTGGAAAGCGCTTGTACGTCCGAGTCGGCGAGCTTTTGGACATCATAGCGGCAAAAGAGCAGAACCGATATTGGAATGGAAATCGAAGAAAGTCCTTGCATTCTAAGAAAATCGCGTCATAATGTCCGTAGTTGAGCGTCGCGTTTAAGCCCGTGGCGTTGCCCGAAGCCCCTCTCTCCTGAGATCGAGGGGCTTTTTTGTTACCGACTTCCCGCTTGAGTTCTCGGCCAGGCCCTCCACCCTCTGCTGCCGGCGAAAGCGATCGTTGCGACCATAACCGCGGCGTAAGAACTCGGCGAGCCTTCCAGTTTCCTCCTGAAAGCGCACAGGAAGGCAAACCAATTTCTCAGCCAGCCCGACGGGTGCTTCAGGCACCTAGCGGGTATGACCAGGGCCGCCCTGAAGGATGCTCAGAGCGCGGCCCCTCCTTATTGATCACCATGCCAATCGCTAAGGTCATCGATCTCTCGCACCATAACGATGTCCAGTTTGGACTTCTGAAGAAGAACGGTGTCGAAGCCGTCATCCTCAAAGCGACCGAAGGGACATCCTACATCGATCCCACGTTTGTCGATCGAGTGAAGCGGGCGAAGAGTGTCGGCCTGCTAGTTGGCGCTTATCACTTCATGACCGGCGAGGACCCGGTGAAGCAGTGGGCGCATTTCCACGAAGTCGTTGACCCATACCGTCCCTTGGTGCTTGCGCTCGACTACGAAACAAGAGCGGCGGGCAATAGCCCGACGGCTGATGTACTCGACGCGATGGTCGGACTATCGCTCAAGCAGATCTATCGCCATCCTCTTCTCTATGGTTCTGACAAGCTGGTTAAGGTCCTCAAGCCAAAGAACTGCCCGAAGCAGGTAACCGAGTGTCCTCGTTGGCTGGCACGTTATGGAGACAGACGCCCCGAGCTCCCATGCGACCTCTGGCAGTTCAGCGAGAGCATCAAAGTTGGCGAGCAAGGGCCATACGACGCTTCCGATTTAATCAATTCCCGATATGGATCCGTCGCCGCCTTTTGGCGTCGCCAAGAGATTTAACAATTTGGCCCGTGAGCCAAAGCACCTAAAGCAACGCAGATCATCGCCCTCGCCCGGCTGGTCCAAAGGCGAGGGCACTTTTTGCCATGGCAATCAAACCTCCAAATCGTCCCGTTCAGAGCCGAGAGGCATTGAACAAGATCATCTCTGATCACGTGGCCAGGGACAAGAAGTCCAAGGTCGCCCTTGTTGGGATTCGTGGATTCTTCCGTGACTCCATGGGGAAGCCGGGCAAGAACGATCGCGGAATCTACGACGATGCCATCTTCCTGGTGACGCCCGACTCCGTGCTCGCATTCAACGCGAATACGGATCCAAGCGTGAGCCGCAAAGGGATAGCCGTTCTCAATCCCGGTGTCCACTGGTACAAGAAGGGACGCCACCGAATCAGTCGCCCGCCAAGCTATCCAGCTCTTCGCCCAGCGACACCAGGCGAGAAACTCCCCGTTACTCGTGATGGCGTTGGTCAATCAGAAGGCGTCGCGATCAACATCCACAAAGGCTCGTACAACTCGACGAGTTCTGAAGGGTGCCAGACGATCTATCCCGATCAGTGGGATGAGTTCATCGACTCGGTCTATCACGCCATGGACGCTCAGAAGCAGGCTGAGATCCCTTACGTCTTGATCGTCAAGCCTGATCTGTCATGACCATCCAAGAGACAGCAAAGGTTGAACACGATGAGGACCTCATTGCGTGGATAGGCCTAGATGAATTGCGGAATGCGGAATCATGCTTTGATCGCGACTTAGCCCTCATCTACCTGGCCGAAACATCCCGGGGCGTGAGTCATTCCCTCAACACCGTAGACATCGACGACTTCCGTTAATCGCCATGCACGAAGCACTACGACTGTTTTTGCCACTCCCAGAGTTCCTCAAAAAGCTCTTTGCGGACGCCTGGCTGTTAAAAGGTCTCGCGGGGATCCTCGCCGCCATTCTTGACTACACCATCCCTATGGCATCGAGAGATATCGCGTATACCGCGGCGGTCCTGATCCTTCTCGACACGGCGACCGGCGTGTGGGCTGGAATCGTCTCTGGCAAGCAGATCACCAGCGCAAGGTTCAGTCGCGTCCTCACCAAGTTCTTCGGCTATGGCGCGGTCGTCTACGTCTGCTCTGCGGCAACGAAGACACTCGCTGGAACTGGCCAGCTTCAATCGACCGCCATCTCTGGCGTCCTCGGATTCGTTGTGCTGACGGAAGGGATCTCGATCTTAGAGAACGTTGGGAAGATGGGCGTTAAGGCGCCACCGTTTCTCAAGCAATGGCTGAAGGCGAGATTGAAAGACCAGGTCGAGATCGACAAGTAAGACTTCACCTATAGGGCCCCACAAAAAGGGATCGTGAGTTATACCGGCGAAGCGCACGCGGAGTAGTCGGGTGAGAAGGTGGGGACCGTCATTAAACAACCCATTAAGACGTGTATCCCGGGGCCCACTTCATTTTCAAGTCTTGCGCTTACCTAGGCAATGAGCGCCTGCGTTCAGGCGCTGACGTATATCGCGTGTCTCTCCTTGGTCATGACGGGGATTCCAGAGGCCGACTGCACCGGATGTCGATAAAAGACCGGCCCCATTGTCTACCTAGAACCACTGACTAGCTCAGATATGGAGACGAGCAATCGATGAGCGTTGATCAACTGAAAGAAAACCCCGCAGTCAAATGGAGTTGGAGCGTACGAACGCCAAGCGGAGAAGAGTTCGGCGTCACTAACGTGGACTATGTCTCAGCAATGTCCAGTTGGAGCCAGCTTCGAGACGAAACGGCTGACGATGTCCTAAAGGGCAAGATGTCGTTCTTGGAGAATAGTTTCGGCGTCATCGGCTCATATAGCGATGGTTACCGGATTCAGACGAGTGCTCAGTGTCCACGCACTAGAGGCAATGAGATTCATTGGTGCCCTCGGCGTGGGGAAGGTGGTCCCGGCCCTAACATCGCCAAGGATGGAGACCGTTGGGATTCATTCCCTAATGGGCAGCGAGTTTGTTCCTATTGCGGCTCGTTGCATCCAGACGACATGCTTGCGTTAATGTCGGACCATGGCCTCGCCGCGATTGAACCGACAACCAAGGGTTACAAGTGGTATATCGCGCGACCGTTTGCCGCCGTCAACGCAAGTCTGGGGCCAATCAAGTACTACCGAATGCACGATACACCGGAGCTTCTTGAGAAGCTGAAAGAACTGGTGGAAGCACTTCCCAAGACCTCTGGAGAATGACGCTCTGATGGCGTCGCTACGCTTTGCTTAGTGGTGAACCCGGACTTCGATTCGAAGGAATCCTGGTGTAGCCAGACCACCGCAGGTCCAACAGTTGGCAGTATTTAAGCCATCGCGGGGAAAATAGCCGGATTCAAAATCCGGTGGCGGCTACAGCTGGAAAGTAGCTAGGTACACGGCGCGAATCCCGAAGGAATGACGCGAAGTGGGGCGGACAGTGCAGAGCCGCCCTGCGACCAACTCCTGCCCGACGGGCAGTTCGGAGATAACCCCATGAAAATCAAGCCGACCGCCTTCGGGCGATTATTCGCTGCTGTGCTCTTGGTCCTTGCCCTTGTCGCTGCGGCGCTGGCAGGAACGATCCGTAAGACCCTCGATGTGAAGTACTCGGCCGTCGATCGATCAACGAGCCTGTACACGATTGACCGAGACGTCTTCGCGATCGCACCGACCCCCAATCTCTTCGATGTACAAGTCCAGGATCCCACGACTCCGGTTGACACCCCGCCCGCCGGTGCTGTCTGGTCCGCTTCCTATCTTTACCGAGTGACGGGCCCAAACGAAGACCGAGCCGCCGCAGGAGCACAAAACCGCCTTAAGACTTTCACCAACGTATTTGGCCGAGGATGGTCAGCAGATCTCGATGCATTCGCAGGGATGACGCTTAGGCGCAAGGTTCCCGTAGCAGCCTTTCTTGTCGGACTTCGAAAGCCAATTGCGGATCAGGCGACGTTCTATTTCGGAACCGGACCGATCGTCAGTCAATCCACTCCCACGGGTTGGGCGTTTGGCGCGGGCATCGATCTTCGGTTCTAGAGAAATCCAGTAGTAGACATTCATTCCACCGGGTTCAAAACAACTTGAATCCGGTGGAATTTCAGGTGCGACTTGTTCAAACCACCTCCCGAGATCCTGGAAGCTGACTATCCAGTTTTCAAACCAGCTCACGACGTCGGCGAATGGGCGAGGTCCGTCTTCATCGACCCTGACGGTCCCCTTTCAAATCCCGACCACGATCACCTCAATCTCGCGACCATTCTCTTCGTCTGGTCAAGCCACACATTCAAATCCCAAGGCCGCGTTGTCGCTGCTACCGCACAGACTGGAAGCCAGAGAGGCGGCGGACCGGGGAAGAAAGAGTGGCAAGAATCGCTTTACTATGAGTGGCACGGCGGAGCGCTCCCCACGTTTGTGATCACTCTTTGCGCACCGTTCTTTATCGAAGCGGATCCAACCTCGGTTTGCTCAGTCATAGAGCACGAGTTGTATCACTGCGGGCAAGCGATGGACCGACACGGTGAACCGATCTATATCGACGGGATGCCCAGGTTCACGATGCGTGGCCACGACGTTGAGGAGTTCATCGGAGTCGTCCAGCGATATGGCGCGGTCCATCCTTCGATGATCGAACTTCAGCGCGCGCTCAACAGCCCACCGGAGATCAGTTCCGCGAAGGTGAGCGACGTTTTCTGCGGTTGCGGAGCAAGGCTTTAATGTGGCGAAGAAGATTCCCGACGCGATCAAAGCCAAAGGCATTGCTCTGCTTCTCGCCGGTGGCACGATCGGTGGAGTCGCCAAGGAATTGGGCCTTTCGAAAGGCACTGTTCAGCGATGGCACGACTCTCTGAAGAATGCGGCTTCCGATAGCCGTATGCATACGGAAAATACGGCCATTCAGGTTCAAACCCCGACCGTATCCGATGGCCGTATGCATACGGTGCATACGCAAAAAAAAAGCATAGCGGAGAGGGTGTTTAACCTTCTCGATGCGCAACTTGAAACGCTGACGGTTCAACAGGCGCACTTCCAGGATAAGACTTGGCTCAATCGTCAAAGCGCCGCTGATATGGCGATGCTTCACGGTGTCCTTTCGGACAAGGCGCTTCGAATGATGGAGGCCGCTGAAAGGGCCAGTAAGCGACCACCTCCGAGCCAGACCGCGCTCCCTCTAGACGATGGCACGAGCGAAACCGAGAAAAGCGGATGAACCGCTCCCGGACTTGGATGTTTGGGGACAGCTCGGCGCGGTCGAGGGTTTTCAGTTTTGTGAGACGATGGACACACAGAGCGATCCGCTGGTTTATGACGCGCTCTATCCAGGGGATGGCTGGCGATCATGGATCAAGCAGTATTTCCCCCACGTCGCAAGCAAGCCATTTGCAAAGCGCCACGAACGTGTTTGGGACTGGTTTGATTCACTAGAATTCAACTGTCCTCCGCCTGATCCTGACATCGAGATCTGGGGAAGAGGAGGCGCAAAGTCGACGACGCTTGAACTAGGTGTCGCGTATGTCGGCGCTAAGCTGTCCCGTCCCTTCGTCCTCTACGTTTCCGAGACTCAAGACCAGGCTCGTGAGCACGTTCAGTCGATCGGTGACTACCTCGAGGCGATAGGTGTTCAACGTCTTACCGGCGTCTTCGGAAATCAAAAGGGCTGGCGAAAGGATCAGCTCCGTACAGCGCATGGCTTCAACGTCATGGCACTTGGCCTCGACGTTGCCGCCCGCGGTATCAAGCTTGGAAGTTTCAGACCTGGCCTGATCGTCTTCGATGACCTGGACGGCACTGAGGATACGGCGAAGACCACAGCCAAGAAGATCCGTCAGATAACCAAGAAGCTGCTTCCCGCTGGCTCGACAGATTGCGCCGTCATCGGCGGGCAAAACCTAATCATTCCGGATGGCATCTTTGCCCAACTGTACGACGGTCGCGCCGATTTCCTTGCCAATCGCCAAGTCCACCTTGAGCCTGCGGTCATCAACCTCCAAACTGAGGGCCGCGTATGCGAGGATGGGCGAACGCGCCATTTCATCATTGGTGGGGATCCGACCTGGGTCGGGCAAGACCTAGAAGTCTGCCAAAAGCAGATTTTCGATTGGGGCATTCTCGCCTTCCGGGAGGAAGCGCAGCATGAGGTCTACGCAGGTACAGGCTACTTCTTCGATGAGAAAGCCGCGATCATTGTCCAAGAGTTCAATGCCGATAGCATTGTTCGGATAGTTCGAGCTTGGGATACGGCGGCGACTCAAGGTGCGGGCGACTTTACCGTCGGAGTGCTGATGGCTCTAACGGCCAATGGTGTTGTTTGGATACTCGACGTCGTTCGTGCTCAACTCAGCTCCGACAACGTGGACGCGTTGGTCGCGATGGTCACCGCCTGGGATCGATCGAGGTTCGGCGCTAAGTACCACGTTCGAATGCCTCAGGATCCAGGATCGGCGGGCAAGAAAGTCGCGCAGCAGGACCAGCGCAAGCACGGCGCCGTCATCGAAGCCGTCACCGGCACTAAAGCGAAGCGGGCAGAAAAATACGCGGCTCGCTGGAACGAAGGCAATGTCCGCCTTTTGCAAGATGGTCATCCGCGCCTACCTGCCATTGACCGGTTCCTTGATGAGGTTACTAAGCGAACGGAACTGGAGGGGAAAACCCTTCACTGGATTCGACCGCTTCTCACTGAGTATCGACGATTTTGCGAAGACGAGTCACACGACTTTGATGACCAGGTCGACGCCGGCGCCGATGCCTTCAATTTCCTCATGTTGCGGTCTGACGTTCTGACTTCAAAGCCGCAGTCCACGGGCCTTCCTCCACATTTGATGAGAAAGAACCTAAGCCAAGACGCGGTCGGCCAAGACTCGTCCGGTCGAATCATTCCGCCTAAGCGGAGCAGGTAATTCATGCCACGCACCACACGTCAGGAGTTCGAGCTCAAAGACGGCACCCGCCTGGTCATTGACTCGGGTCAAGTTACTGCCTTTCGACCGGCGCAGCATGTCAAGCCACAGGCTCAAGGTCTAATCGCGCGGATCCAGAATGCCTTCAATCGAGCATTCAAGAGGGTTGATCCGACACAAACGACGGAACAGGGTACATCGGGTACCACCTCGCCATCGATCGCGCACCTGCTGAATATCCAGCAGCGATACGACCGATGGGCAGTCATCTCCGATTGTCGAAAGATGATCGATGATGACGGTCGGGCGCGACGGGCAACCAAGAAGTTCGCTAGAGAAGCCGTCCGAAAAGGCGCGACTATCATGGTCGACGGTGAGTCGGGAATGGCTAATCAAGCCAGAGCCATCGCCGATGAAGTGCAGGAGATCGTAAAGCCGAAACTGTTTTCGTGGGCTTGGATGCTCATCGTCGAAGGCGATCTCTTTGTTCAGAAGATTGCTGGCGAAGGCCGGTTAGTAGACGTAAAGCGCATGCCGGCGGCATCGATGGAGCGCTTGACCGATGACACGGATGAATTTATCGACCCGGTAAAAGCGTTTGAACAGATCGACGTCCTCACGCAAGAGACCGTGGCGTCATTTGCTCAATGGGTCATCACTCACGTTAAGTGGGACGCAATCGATGGCGAACGATATGGACAGCCAGAGATTCTCACCGGTCGGCGCCATTGGGATCTTCTAAATCTGTCCGAGGAAGCTCAATCGGTCCGTCGAATGAGCCGAGCGGCAAAACAAGTCCTCTGGAACATTGGTACTGAGGGTAGCCCCGGAGAGGCCGAGCATGTCAAGGAGTTTCGAGAGATCAATGGCAAAGTTGAAGGCAGGCGTGATGTCTTCGACCCGATGGACATCGCACTCGATATCTATGGAAACGGTCTTGTTAAGGCTGAGGTTCTCGAAGGTGACCGCAATGTTCACGAAGTAGACGACATTCGATATGCGCAAAACGTGTATGTCTCCGGCGATCTGCCGACTCCCGGTCCGATCTTCAACCTCGACTCTGAGTCCATCAATCGCGACGTCGTCAAGGACCTTCGCGAAGAGTGGCTCAAGGAAACTCAAGTCCTTACGGAGATCATCGAGGCCGTCGTAAAGGACATTTTCGAAACCGCACTTCTCCTCGCCGGCATTCTTCCAGAGTTCATAGATTTCACGGTTCGGATCCCGTCCGGATCGATCGAAAAGCCTCAAGAAGTGATCGATTGGGTCACGAAACTGCGATCCGCTAAGCCGACGCCTCTGATTTCATTCCAACGCGCCGTTCAAATCCTCGCCGAGTTCACGGATATCGATGATCCGGAGGAGGAAATGAAGCGCATTGAGCAAGAGATCTCCGACCAACGCGAATACGAAGAGAAGCAGCAAGCGGCTCAAATTGGTCGGCAACAAGACCTTCAACTTTCAAAACTCTCCAACGGCAAGGCGAAACCTTCGCCCGTGAACTAGCAGGTGAACACACATGAGCACTGAGACACCGGCCGCCGCGCCGAGCATTAACGAAATGACCTTGCCTGAACTCAAGCAGTTCGCAAAGGCAAACAACATCAAAGTCCCATCGATTGGCGCTAAAAAAGAGGATGTTCTCGCGACTATCCTGGCGGCTGTTGGTCAGTCGAATCCGACCGCTGACCCGCCATCTGAGACTCCTCAAACGAGTGCGGGATCGATGCCTCTTGAAATGTCGATGGACGACTTCGAAGAGTACATGACCCGGCCAGAAGCAGCCATGCCAGTCGCGTTGAGCGAAGACCAACACAAATGGCTCGACGACATGCAGGCAGACCTATCAGCGTTCGAGCATGGCGAGGACGGCGTCTGGCGTCGCCCCATCACCGATGAGGATAACGATGGAGAGGATGATGGTCCGAAGGCTGATGTCCCAGACACCAAGTCCGTGATCGTGCCTGACCCTGAGTCAACGACCAAAGAGTTACTGAATGCTCTTTTGAGTCAAGAATCGCCACTTGTCGAGGGCGAGATCGATCCATTCCTCCAGAAGGAAGGCTCCTTCCCGATGCATCCGATGACCCCGCTCGATTGCCCACTCGAGGCATTTATCGAAAGGATCACGCAGGGGCAGTTGCCGACTCCTCACGCGTTGAGTGACGAACAGCGGTTGTGGCTTCAAGGAAACACGGTTTTCGACATCACGGCTTGGAAACAAGACGAGGACGGCGTCTGGCGTCGACCTATCACCGATGAAGAGCCCGTCCCGGTTTTCGATGAGGACGACGTTGATTACGACCTAACGGAAGCCAAGGTCGCCACTGCCATGGCTGGGTGGTTTGTTACGACACCTGTAGATGGTGAGGTCTATCTCCAAAGCAAATGCGGATGGCGCGAGGGGATCGTCCGAGCAGACGGCTCCGCAACGGTCAAAATCCTCGCAAATGTCCCACTCCATGCCCGGCAATCGGGTTATAGGGACTCGCAAGACACGGAGTTCTCGGTCCCAAGTATCGATGACTTCATCTTGGAGCTAATCGGTCTTCGCCAAGTTGCCTCAAAGACCTTGGAGGACAGTGGTGGAACAGGATTATAAGCTCCTTGGTGACGCTGTTGAGGACGTCATCTTCGCCGATGAGATCGAAGCCGCCCCGGTTGGCAGCGGCGATTTCGAACTCTTGCCGGATAGCGCGAATGGGGGCATTTTGCGCGTCCGGCAAAAGTTCACGCGTGCCGACTCAATCAACCAGAACGCACGCCTTTACCCCCGTCAGTCGCTCCAAGCTTCTGTAGATGAAGGACGGCGAGTAGCTCGCGCAGGAGCGATGCTCAGCGAGCGGCGACACCCGGACGTCGTTCGTGTCCGTGGCCAAGAGAAATACGTCGCCAATCCCGAAAACACAACGGCCCGTGTCGACGACATCGAGGATGTTGGCGAAGACGGCTGGGTTTGGGGGACTCGAACGATCCTCGATACACCGAAGGGCCGCGAACTCGCCGACGCCTATCGACGTGGCAACCCACCTGGCGTTTCCGTCCGCTGGAAGATGAAAGGCCGGTTTCGATCGGCCCAGGGCAAACGCGTCTTTGTTGCCGATGAGCAGACTTTTCTAACCGTCGACGATGTCGACAATCCCGCTACCACCGGAGCAGGCGAATTCGTGCTGCTCAAAGACGAAGTGCTTCAAGAGCTTGAGGCTTGCGAAGACGAAATCGAGCGCCGTGACTCTGCGGCGGAGGACAAACCCAAAATGAACGAAACACTTAAGCGCCTTCGCGAAGCCGTGGCGCAATTGATCACCAAGAAGGCGCCACAGCAGGAAGTGCTGACGGCCAGAACGGCGTTCTACGACGCGCTCGTCTTGGCGCACGACTCGAAAGAAGACCTCTCCGCGGAAATTCCTTCCGCGTTGCGTCTTGAAGCGGACATGGCTGAAGGTGGTTACGTGCCCGATCGCACGCCTCCGACGTTCCTTTTCGCTTCGCAGGTTGGCAATGGCGGGCCCGGCTGGGGATCTGAAATCGAGCGGCATGGACGCGGTCCTGACCCGGCTACGAACACGGCCACGGTTCCGAACTCGCAGGGGAGCATGAAGGCTGATGCGGCTCCCGCTCCAGTGCTTACAAAGGAAGAGGCCGACAAGGTCAAGAAGCTCCTGAGCGACGCGGAAAAGGCCGAAGCCGACAAGAAGCGAGACGAGGAGATTCAGGCCGCGGTCGATTCCCTAAAGGACGATAAGCGACTTGAGAAGCTCACGACCGAGCAGCGAGATCACATTGTCGGTCGAGTTCGAAAGCTCGCTCAAAGTGCTGAGTCGGTCTCCGGTCTCGTCGACGACGAAATCGAGTCACTCTCGAAGATCCTCGCCCCCGAACGATTGGCGAAGCTTGGCTTCGTCAAGGGAGACACCGTGAACGATCCAGCAAGCGCTAACGCTCGCGTGAAATCGACGGCTAAGCCGTGGATGGAAGGCGTCGATAAGATCCTCGCAGCGGCGGACGATCACTGCCGCGCAACGTCTCACGACATCAATCCCGATGATCCTGATGTCAAGAAGCGACGTGAGCACAACCGAAAGTTCACCGATCGAATTGTCGAGGAACTTGCCGTTAGCCGCGCCGGGTGCGACTCGGTCGAGGCCTGGTTTAAGCGAATCGACGGCGAGGCGAACTTCTCCGACAAGGCGTTCTTCGACGGAATGCAAAAATTGGTGGGCGGTGACGCGACGACCACGAGCCAGCTGTTCAATCAGCCGACGATCGCAAACGCATTTATCATTCAAAGCTTCCAGGACATGCAGAGCCTGGACTTCGTTCAGGGCATCGGTCCCGGGATGCGGGCCTCGGGTAGCGTGGGTTGGGAACAATCGGTTGGAGGTATCGGCCAAGTTCTCCGCGTTCCGGTCGAGTATTACTCCAATCCAGCGGGCTACGGCGCCGCGAGTGGAACCTTCGACGCGGGCCTCTTCACACCTGAAGGATCAGGTATCGACGAAGGAACGGTCAAGACGGTGTGGCTGTCGTTTGCGCCTGCATGGAGACGCATCGCCGCATCGATGACTCGCGATGCGATCAAGGCGATGGGGAACGGTCCGGCGAACTACGGCGTCGTTGGGCGAACGCTCTTCCATCTTGGATACGACAAGAGCCGCCGTGTTGATAAGGGAATTCTTGATGAGATGCTGGCCATCTCCGACGAATATGGTGCGGTCACGGTGGCGGCTGAATCGCCGTCTCTCGCCAACCAGTCCAGCTACAACGCTGCCGGCGGCGTGACCGTGAACCTGAACCCGACCAAGGTTGCCAGCGGTGCGGTTGTCCTTGCCACGGACGCTTACGCGACCTACGGCGCGGGCGTGGTTGCTGGCATCCGCGTGAAGACTCGAGGTAACGGAACGTCGGCCCCGTACATGGGCACCGCGTATGGTTCTGATCCGATCGTTCGCCCCCGAGTGCAGACGGATCTCAATGCGACGGGTCAGGTCACGACCACGACCAAGAATCCGATCACCATCGGTGGTGCGGGCGCTCAGGTCATGGGATATCTTGACGTCAACAAGGCAATCCAGCAGATCCCTGGGTTGGCCTCACCGACCTACGCGGTGGACTGGGAGAATGGAGTTGTCGTCTTCAACGCGGCTGGCTATACGGCTGCAGGTTGGGGCAATGGCGCGGGCGTCCTGACGGGTGGCACGGCCACTATCAGTTACGCTTACGCGACGAACTTCGACAACTTCCAGATCAACAACGTCACGCTTGGGACGGGCATCACCTACGAGCAGTACTTGAATGGATTGCTTGGGCAGTTCGACAACACTGCGGCGGTTATGGGAAGTGCTCCTCGGTACAGCAAGCCTAACCTCGCGGTTATGAGCTTGGTGGCGTCCACCAACATCACGCGGGCAACGTTGTTCTATCAGCTCAACTCGCCCAAGGGATCGGAACTCTTCCCGACGCCCGAGTACTTCGGCGGGCGAACCGGAATCAACATGGCGCGCATCAACGCTCCGTGGAACGGCCTCGATCGACGAATCCTTCTCACTCGAAAGGGTTCGACGAAGTACGGCATCGACACTCCCTTCGAACTCAAGGGACCGTACCCAAGCTACGATGCGAACGGTCTGATCATCGCCAAAGAGGTCTACTACGGCGAAGAGAACTCGGTCCTCTGCACGCCGCAAGTGCAGGACCAGAGCGGGAACATCATCAACCCAGTCGCCAAGACGATCATCCTCCGGTAACGCCGGACACTCACCAAGGCCGTGGTCGGAAATCCGACTACGGCCTTTCCTATCCTCATGGATTACACCCGTCTCGATCAATTGCTGATGTCGTCGCTCGATGACCCCACCGGGTCGAAGTTTGGCGATGATGCGCGGGCGTCGGCCATTGCTCTTGCGATTCGGGAGTACTCGCGGTACGTCCCTGTGCAGCGGCGGATCGGAGCGGGCATCCTTCAAGATTCCTTGGCCCCAGGTGACACCTCGATTACTGTGACCGGCGGCCCGTGGTCCGTAGGTGACCTGGTCAAGGTCGGCCTTGGAGCAAGCCAAGAAACGCTAACACTAACAGCAGTCGAGCCAGACACTTCGTATCCGGTCCCGCTTGGCGCTCCAACTCGGATTACGTTTGGCGCAGCGACGAAAACCAATGCCCGTGGCGCCTATGTAACCAAGCCGACGGTTGGATTGCAGATTCTCGCGGGTGTCGACACCTATGAGCTACCGGCAGATTTCGTATCGCCAGATCAGGAATCGCTGGACATCGCCATCGGTGCTAAGGCATTGGTGAAGAAGACGTCCTCCTATTACGATTCGTCGTACACCAACGCGATGAGACTTGTTGGGCCGACGCCAAACGCTTCGCAGAACGTTCGCGGAGCCATTCCGTATCCCGGATACTGGCGAAATCCGAATGCGAATATTCTTCCATCTGGCGTGACCTTTCGATTCTCGCTGGCTGGTCAACCGATCCTACAGATCACGCCGGTTCCGGTTGCTGACCTTACACTCGATTTTTATTACAACGCGCAACAGACGGTCGAGACCATTCCTGACGCGGATCTCGATGCGATCATCGATCTTTGCGCAGCTAAAGCGCTCTCGCAGCGAGCCGTCACTCTTGGCCGACAAGGATCCTACAAAGAAGGCGATGAGTCGGTGGATCTTGCCAAGGCCGCGGATGCTCTTCAGGAGCAGGCGAAGATGCGGCAAGAGAAGTTCGATCGATACTTCAGATTTCGACCGTACGCGGTTGGAGGCTAACCATGACCGCTCCGCCCTACCAGTACGTCATCAATGAAGAAGAGGACGAAGACGGTTTGGAGAAGGAAGATCGCGATAAGGTCCTCATCCTGTTCCTCCCGATCTTAATCCAGCTGATCGGGAATCGCATGTTCGACACCACGAGCATGCTCCGCGATCGCGAAATCGACTTCCTTCAGTGGTCTGGACGTGTTCAGGCGATCATCAAGGACGCGCACGAAACTGCGTATGGAATGGGAATGGTCAAAGCTGGCCTGATCCCTTCGACTGAAGTGCAGACCAAAGCGGCCGAGGCCATCGTCCTCGAACAACAGGAGTTTTTTGAAAGCCTGCAACGTGACATCGTCGACGGTCGCTACACGAACCCAGACGGATCGATCCGGACGGATCCAATCAACACGAGGCTTTTCAACTATTCGAAGCGAATCAGAGGAACGGCAAATCGGGCATGGTTCGACAACATCCCATTCACCACGCTGGTGATGTGGCAACTCGGTCAAAAGGAACACTGCCAACCGACGCAGGGATTCGACTTCACATGTCCCGAACTGGCCGCGCGAGGGTTTATTTCGAAGTCCGCGATGCCGACCGTTCCTGGTGAGTGCAAGACTCCGTGCTACTTCAATTGTGGATGCGAGATCGTGACCCGAGACGGCCAAACGAGTTTTTAGCGCCATGCCAGTTGCCGACCGATTTACGGAGCAGGTGAAGCTCTACACGACGGAGTTGCAAATCGATGCGACTCTCAACGTGCTTCCCGAAGCAGCGGAGTTACTCAGAGGTGGAATCCCTTGCAACATCCACCGCGGTGGTCGCCAAGCCGAAGACTCCGCTCTGGCCATTGGAATGGACGCCACTCTAGCCGCCATCGCCTACTTTGAGGTTACGAACGCTAATCGCACGGACATCAAGAATGGCCGCGTCATCCAGGATCAGTCAGGCGAGTGCTGGGTTATTCGTGGCAAACCTGCTGTACGTGCCCGCTTCGAGGAAACCGCTCACATTCGCGTTCTACTGGAGTTCCTAAAGGTCCTTCCAGATGGCATCGCCTAACGATTTCGACGGGAACCCACCCGGCGAGCAATCCCAACTCTAAGGAGAACCTATCATGGGCAGTCAAATCATGCACACGGTCGGACGCCGGTGGGTCAACCAGATCCTCAATGGATCGACGGCCCGTCCTGCCAATCTGTACATGTTGCTTCGGCAGCTAGACGGAAACTCGGGACGGCCGAGTGACGCCGCCGCCGCCGACACTCTCACCTCAAACCTGAACGAAGTCTCGGGCGCGGGTTACGCGCGAAAGACGATCGCGTTCAACGCCACAAACTTCCCCGAGTCGCTCAGTGGTGCGGATTCTGTGCTCACGGTCGCGGCGCAGACATTCACCTTCACTGGAACTTTCTCCGGCATCACGCACGCCTCATTGGCGTCTACAAGCGATAACACGGGCGTTCTCATTGGATCGGCTCCCCTCTCGACGACGTACAACGTCACGAATGGGTCGCAGATCACCGTCAACATGAACTGGCTCGACACCCAGGGCTAGTAAGCCGGGAGAATCATTCTCCCGGCACCTCTTCTCAGTCGAGAAACCACTATGCCAGCAGGAGGGCCGACACAATTCGATCAGCGTCACGCGCGATTTGCGAACGACGACGGCACGGCGGACCCGGCAACATGGTCGGCGGCTGAAGATGTCGATATCTCGGCTTCGCTTGATACGAATATTCGGCTTCGATTTGTCATTTCGGACACCGCGGTCGGAGCTGGCATCAGCCCGCCGCCTGGCGTCGTTCAACTTCAGTATTCCAAGAACGGAGGTTCTTACAACAACGTAACGGGCGCATCGACGAACGTTCGCGCGAGCTTGTCGTCACACTTTGCGGATGGCGACACGATCACTCGCCAACTCACTCAATATGGATCAAACACCTTTGCGTCGGTAGGCGCGTGGGAAACAACGGGCGTTTCGAGTTCGGTGTTTATGGCGCCGGGCTCCGACAATGAGGTTGAGTTTTGTTTTCAACTACGGAGTGCGGACGTCTCGCCTGGCGACACATTCGACTTCAAACTCATCTATGGCGGCTTTGCTCTTACTGCCTATTCCAAGATTCCGCGTGTAACCGCATCCGGTGGATCAGCGGAAAACATATCGTTTAGCAACGCACAAGCCTTCACCGCGACCGACTCTCTTTCGACTCCAGGATTTTATGAAGAAACTGTGTCGTTTGGTAACGCACAGTTCTTCTCGATCGAAGGTCCACCGCCAGTAAGCGGAACTGAAACCGTATCCTTCAACAACGGAATCGGCTGGGCAAACAACTCAAGCATTGCAATCTCCGAGAGTCTGGCTTTTAAGAACGCTCAGCGGTTGGTAGCAATCAGCGCCTATACGCCTGGCGGGAGCATTGCTTACGAGTTTCTATCCTTCCTGCAGGGACATCGGTTTGCAAGTTCTTCGTCCATTGCGACCACGGAAACGCCTTCCTTTAAGAACGGACAAATATTCGGTGGATCGTCGTCGATCGAGATCACTGACACCGTTGAATTTCAAAACGCTCAGCGTGTTGAACAATCTGAGGCCGGGGCTTGGATCACATCAGCGTCGTTCAGCAATGCTCATAGGCTAGGCTCGGCAGATCTCATCCGAGCAGTTGAGACTCCGATCCTAAAGCACGGCGGGCGGTTTACGCTCACCGCGCCTATTTCGGTCGTTGATGCAGTCTCATTCAAGAATGGCGGACAATTCAGCCTAGACACCGGTTTCACGGTCACGGAGACGATTTCCGTCCGCCATGGCGGTCAATTCCTATCACCTGCCGACGTCATCATCACGCCGGCGAGTGGATCGGTGCGGAATGCCCATGGCGTGGGCGTCATTGACCTGGCAAAGCTCGTGTCCCAGGCGACATTTGCTCAAGCGCATTCTTTGACTGCCTCGGAGACGAGAAACAACATCGAGACCATTGGATTCTCGATGGGTCATCAACTTGGCGGAGTCGAAGCGGTCGCGCACGTGAACTCCGTAGAGTTCCGCAATGGTCAAGGACTTGCGGTAGTCAGCAGAAGCAACCACCGCGGCTTGATACCCGCGATTCGATACAACATCAAGTCGGTCTTTCCCGGACTGACTGGGATTCCAGAGGCCCTGCCTGACGGTACGGTCGGCGAAGAGCTAAAGCTCGACTACGCGGTGATCGTCGCGAAGTCGCCTTCGGAAATTGATCTCGCCGTTCAAGATGTGGCGCATGTCGTGCCGGTCGACATCGTCATCGTTCGGAAGACTCTGGCTGGCATCGATAACGCCCAAAGACAACGCGAGGAGCTCTTTGCGCTTCAGCAGCGGATCCTTGCCGACTATCAGATGTTTGGCGAGACGCCGGAGGCCAGTGCCTACGAGACACGAGTCGTCAGTACGCCATATGATCGCCGAAACGAGTATCAGCAGCGGTTTGCGTCCCAACACAAACAACGCGAGATAACCATCTCGGTCCTCTCGATCGAGTGTTACATCGAGGATTCCCTTGTCCTATGATTCTCACCCCTCAAATTGAACGCGCGAATGCTCGGGCGGCGATGTTTGCTACCCCGATTGTCTTGGTCAAGTCTCTCTCGGAAACCGACTATGACTTTCGAGTTACTACTCGTCTCAACGATGACTTGGCGAGATCGCATCTTGCGGCGTTCTCGTTTGACCAAGCGGGAAGTTGCTGTATGCATTGGGATGGGCCAAAGGTTCTTGACCCAAGGCTAAAAGAGCTTCTCGATTGGATGTTTGATCGAGCCCGCCAGGTTGCGAACGACTACCTAAAGGGCCTACACGTGAACGGTGCGGAAGTGTTTCTTCTGGGCGCCGAGATGAGGACATGAGGACGAACGCAGCCGCTTTGGCGAAGATCAATCGCGAACGGGCGATCGCACTCAAAAAAGAGCTTCAGCGGGCCACTCTTGCCTCAAGAGGCAGCGTGGAGTTTGCGGCTCACTCATTCAGTCACGGTACCACCAGCACAGCAGAGTTATCGAAACCGCCACCTGGTCTCAATCACCCGTACGGGTATGGAAGGTCGAACTGGCGAGGTCCTCGCGGGCCAGTGCCAAACGGCGGAAACCTCGCCATCATCAACAAGCAAGAAGGTCTATTCGATAGCTCTTGGCGAAGCTCGGGAGCCTTCACACCTCACCGCATGATCGTCGTGCTTTGGAACGATGCGCCTTACTCCAAGGCCATGGAAGGGACGGACAAGATGCGGCATCGACCCATTATCGAGGCCATTCACCGAGTCGAAGATCAGAAGTTCTTCAACCGATTCCGCGAGGCACAACGCCGCGCTTACAGCAAATAGGAGATCCTAATCATGAGCAAAGTTCTTGTTGGCCGTGATGCCTACGTGTACCTCGTCCAATCCGGCGGTGACGACTTGGCAAACGGCTCGTTTGTCTTTGGAAATCAAATCAGTTTTTATGGTGTATGGAAGGACATCAAAGTCACCATCTCCAACGATTGGGTGGATGTCACTCCATCGTCTGGTCAGATCAAAGAGAAACGGCGGACCACATATGACTGGAAAGCCAATCTCTCAAATGTCGTTCGGACGGGTGGTTCGACTGCTTTGGCTCTCGGCATCAATGATGACTATATTTACATCCAGTTCACGGAAGTCCAAGGTGGTGGGACGATATATCTCATTGGAGGTATCTCGGAGGCTTCCTACGAACGCAATAAAGAAGCTGCTTCGGAGTCTCTTGACATCGAGAATGTTGGCCCCTACGTTGGCGGGGTCTTCAACGGCGACAGCATCGTGTACGCATAATTATGGAAGAGAATCAAACAACTCCGAACCCTTGGGGATTGGGAGATATCCTCGCCGCCACCGAGCTTCCACAACGTCCCGTTGTCTCGAAGGTCTTCGTTGCTAACGGACGTGAATGGCCGATCACGTTGGACCCGAACGTGATGGATGAGGCTGACCACTTCTACGAGTATTCCAGCCAGTCCAGCGAATTCATTTTGAAGAAAGAACCCCTCAAGGTTCAGCCACCGGTTGGCGAAGCTTTCACCGTCAGAAATCCTATCTACTTGGCCTCCCTTGCGCTTCTTGCTAAAGTTGCGGTGCCCAAATTGTCGATCGACGAATGGGCGATGTTCGGGCGTAAGGTTGGCGTTGCCAAGATGGAGGAAATCTTCAAGTGGCTAGCGCAAGAAACCTCGATGGATGCTGCGACCATTCAAGGGGAAATGGCCTCCGAAAAAAAAGGATCGAAGCGGACGACATCTCGGTCGCGATCGAAGAAGCCTGCTTAGATCTACTTGGCAACATCCCCCGTCGTGCCCTCAAGGGCTTAACTCGCCGAGAGGCGTTCCGTCTCGTTCTTCATCACCAACGCATTAAAGCGTCGAGGCTACCCTTCGCATGACACACGCAGATCGACTTGTCACCGTCTTCCTGGCCACTGGCGCAGACCAGGTCCTTGGAGCGTTCAACAAGCTGTCCACAGCGCAAGAACGCTATGCGGCGGCGATGAACAGGTTTCACACGACCTCTGGCGCCAAGGAGATGAAGCAAGCTTACGAAGAGGCACGTGTCGCCGCACGAGACGTAATCAACGAGAACCTGAAGGGGGCGGCGAAGCTCGCTGGCGCGTTCACGATCGTCGCCTTCGCCATCACAAAGATGACCGACTCGTATGTCGACTTTGCGACGAAGGTGATGAATCTATCGCAGTTGACGGGGTCATCGCTTAAGGACTCAGCGAGAGCTGTCGTCCTTGGGCGAGTCACCGGACTTGATGCTTCGGTCGTTAAGGATCTTGCCAGACCCTCGAGGTCGGTCTTCACCGCACAGGGGCAAGCCGGACTTTCACGGTTGGGGATCATGCCAAATCCCAACGCATCGGGCCTGGACATCTTTAATCAGGTCGCGGAACGGCTTGGCACGATGAAAGACGGCCTCCGAAAGACACAGATCATGGCGGAGATCTTCGGTGAAAAAGGCGCCGAGTCGTTGCTTCCGCTTCTTCGCCTCACGAGCGACCAACGCCGAGCAGTAACGGAACTGGCGGATAGTTACGATACGGGGGCAAGCCAGGCTATCCAAAGGTTCTCGTTTGCCAGTGACATGGCGGGCGAGACTCTTCTTCAACGAGTGATCTATCCGATTGCTGAGCAACTACTTCCAGTCCTTACTATGGGTGTCGAGTTGCTGACGCTGTTCGCGAATTGGTGGGGCAATCTGAACGACATTCTCGGAGGCGTCCCGAATTGGATCGTGGCGATGACCGCTTTTGGCGGCGCGGTCGCTCTTGTTGTTGGAGTTGTCGGAAAACTTCAAGCAGCTTTTCGAATGGCAGCCGCTGCGGCATTAGACCTTGGAGTGAAGACAGCCATAGCCGAATTCATGGCCGGAGACTTATCTGCTCTTGGCAGAATCTTCATGGGTGGAGCGATAGTTGGTGGCGCGATGTATGGATTATCTAAGCTAATGGACTCTGGTGATCAGAAGTCTGAACCAATGAAATCAGCGGCGGAAAAGATCGACAACGCTGCCGACAAATTCACTTCCGCAGTCAATCGAATGGGCGATAGATTCGATGATCTAAAAGGGCACGGAATGCCAAGTCACCTAAGCCAACTAGGGATCGGTCGCTTGGCGCGAGAGATGAACCTAGGCGCTATCGGTTAGATCTTTGAATAATCTCTTGCTGCAATCTTTGAGTCTGCACAATGCCAATGATGCCTGTAATCGTCATGACGGCCAGCATGATTCCTGTGGCGATGATTACAAAACGCCATGACCACCAGTCGGGCCTTTCTTGCGGCTGCTTCCAAGAATATGGGGGAGCTTTGGACCACTCATAGCTCTGGCGAGGAACCGGAGTGGCCACAGGTTCAGGATTCTCTTTCTGAACGAAAATTCTAGGTGAGTTGGCAAACTCTTCGGGCGTCAATCCGTCGTCGAACGCACTTCGTAATTCGGTCTTTGAAAGCTGAGAAATCGAGATTGGAGACCGTTCGCTGGTTAGCAGCGAGTTCAATTTCAAAAGCCAGTCGGGCCATTCTTCCGTTTGAGAAGATATTTGTAAAGACCTCCCGCAATGCACACACGATTGTGAGTGCTCAGGAAGGTTGCCACCACAAAACGGGCATGGTTTAAGGGCCATGACTTTTGCCATTGGAATTCAGTGTAACACGACATAGCTCCTGGTTCTCGGCATCATTGCGCTTCTGGGCCTAGTTCAGAATGAACCTACATTGTTTACGAATCGTCATTTGAGTATATAATCCATCAAGTTTTTGATGAGAGAAGTTCGTGTGCGCACGTAAAGAACGGAGGAATGATGAGCACTTGCACGTTGGAGGAAAAGAGGGTCGCAATTGACCTGATGAAGAAGCGCTCCGAAACCGAAGCTTTAAGCAACGGTTTTCAGGAGTCCATTCTTATGACCCCCTCTGAAGATACTCTTGCCCTTCTCCGAGAGCGCCCCGAGTTTCAGGCAGCGGCCAAGGATTTGATCACGCTGCTAATGAACGAGGATTGGGTCAAAAAGGTCTCGTTTGAGGCATTTTCCGACCCGGATTCTGAAGATGAACCAGAATTGTCTGTCGATATTGAGGCTAAGATCAGCGGATCAGAAGCCAGAAAGAAGTTGGACGATATCGTGAAGTTCAGAATGCCAGAATCCGCTCGCCACATCGAAGACGAATTAATCTTCTGTGTGGTTGAGCCCAATGCCGCTTAAGTTTCCAGATATTCTCGGATGGGCAGAAGCCCTTGCGATCCATGCGACTCCGGGCGAAGACAGCTATGAGCTCTTCGCCCGGGATGCTATCAGGCACTCCTATTACTCGTGTTATCACGCCGCTCTTGCGTGGGCGAAAAAGAGGGGTTACAAAAAGCCTCCCAAAGTTTCGTCTCACAAAGCTTTATGGAATTGGTATTCTGCCGACCTCAATACCAAGGATATTGGCTCAAGAGGCAGGGGTCTCCATAAAAAGCGGATCAGAGCCGACTATGAACTCGGCAAGCCAATCCAAGATGATCCTCAAAAGGCTGTTAAGGAAGCAAAGGAATTGATTGATTTGCTGACTAAAGATGGCGAACGCGTCGCAAACGATCCCAATGAACCTATGCTTCGGGGAACCGTCCCGCCTCAACCCGCAATTGCAGTCGTAGGCGCTGCAACAACCTGAAAGTAGGCAAAAGATTCCCGGTCTGTTCTAAGAGGTTCTCGCCCGCACGAATTGAAAGCCTCAGAGATTAGCTCTGGGGCTTTTCTGTTTCAACCCGGTCGAGATACTCGGTAACCGCCGTTTCGACGATCTGAGACTTCTTCCGACCCAACGTCTTGGATGCATCATCCAGACGCTTGACCGTATTTGGGTCAAGGGAGAAATAAACTGGGGACCGCAATGGGCCCTGCTTCTTGGGTCTGCCACCTGGCATGTAGTTATTTTACAGGATTTTCTCAAAGGCTCTTGTATTCCTGAGTTTTTCCTGTAAAATAACTATAAAGCAAATGGCCCCGCGCTGCGTCAACAGCCGGGACCGTGGCCGAAGGGCGTTGGAGGCCCACCGACGATGATAAGTGTACTATCCCGATCTTTCGCAGTTATCTATGCTGAACTGATTCAGAGTCCAGATCCGAAGGCGGTTGGACTACTTGCCAAGTCCCGCGAGGCGGGGCAAATCACCTATCCCGAGTATTGCTACCTGGTTTACCGAGTAGTGCTCAACTTGCTCAATGAAGAGCTCGACACCGATCCCGTAATCAAGGACATTGAGACGCGATGGGATGCGAGGTCGAATGAACTTGGTGATCTAGAGTTCGAGGAAGCAAACGACCCTCTGTGGAACTCCATCGACGAAGAGCAGCAAGTCTGGTACCGGCAAACCAAATGCCGTCTCTTCCGTGCTTGCGGTGATGCGCAACTCGCCGACCTGTTCGAGCACAACTACCTAGCCTTCACGGCCCTTGAGGATGAGGGCGAGCGAACGATCAAGAAGGACCAAAGAGTTCTTCAGGCCGATGCTCTCCATCCGATCCTCGACAAGTCCTCCAAGCGAATCGCTTAGGAAACCTTACAAAACAGTTTGCCCGCCTGGGTCCCTGCAAGTTCTCCAGGCCGGGCATAAGGGGTTGTGGATTTGAGCAACCCAACCCCTATTTCCCGCTCAAGGAAATACCAAATGGAGACATCCATTCTTACATTCGAGTCGCGGGAAGTGCGACTCATTCTATCCAATGGCGAACCACAGTGGATTGCCAAAGACGTGTGCGAAGCGCTTGGGATCGCTCAGCCGCACAGGTCTCTGGCATCACTGGATGATGATGAAAAGGGGCGTCATATTGTGACGACCCTTGGGGGGCCGCAGGAACTCCAAACTGTCAACGAAGCTGGACTCTATTCCCTAATCCTTCGATCGAGGAAGCCAGAAGCGAAACGCTTCAAGCGGTGGATAACTCACGAGGTCCTACCCAGTATTCGCAAGACAGGTGCGTACTCTCTCTCGATCACCAGCAACACTGAACTTGGAATTCTTGATCGGTTCGAGATCTATGACGCTCGGCTTGACAGACTTGAGAAAAATGCTGAACTCGCCCGATCAGAGTTGCGTGATCTCCCCGAACCGCTAGGCGTCCTTCCGGGGTTCACGAACTCATCCGCCATCAATCGCGTAGCGAGAGCCTATTGTCAACTCACGGGATGTAGTCCCGGCGCGCTCTTCGCAAGCATCTACAACGAACTGGAGTTTCGGTTTGGGGTGCGGATTACGGTGAGAAAGAAGAACTCTGGATGGTTAGGATCGACCGTTGCCTTCGCAATCCATGAAGGTTACGGCGACAAGATCTACCAGATGATCCATGTTCGCCTGTCCCGCGCGGTCGGGGAGATGGCTGCGTAAAACAGTTTGCCCCCGTTAATCCTGGTTGCAACAGGAGGGGGCAATATCCGGGGCTCGCGGTATCAGCGGCCCGAGCCCCTAAATCTCCACGCTGAGGAGAAACATGAAAGAGAACACCCTTCTTCAAGCGTTCACGTACGGTGAAAAGCCCGTACGCACCAACATTGTAGACGACGAGCCATGGTTCTGCCTGGCGGATGTCGGCGCCATCCTGGAGATGGAGCGTCCAACAAACTTCACAAGGTCCGAATGGTGTGACCCAAGGGGGGTGATGAAATTTATCACCCCCACTTCCAGCGGTGAGCAGGAAATACTGTTTATCAACGAACGAAACCTATACGCGATGGTCGCAAGATCCTCAAAGCCCGAGGCCAAGAGGTTTATGGATTGGGTCTATAGTGAAGTGCTCCCCCAGATCCGCAAAACCGGGAGCTACAGTATCTCGCCACAACCAGCGGCACCGTCCAACGAACTGCTCGTAGAGATGATGAAATCGATGATCTCTCTGACCGGGTCCGTCACGTCACTGATTGACAAACTGGACGTTCAGCGTGGAACCGGTGACCACGCAATCGCTGGGATTGGCAATCCTGCCGTTTATCGCCTAAAGGTTGTAGAGCCTGTTGCAGGAGATGAAATTGAATCACCGACTGCTTTTGGCATGCGAAAGAAGGTCATGGACCTCATTGGTCGCTATGCGCGAATCACGGGGATTGACTACCAGGACGCCTACCACCGGCTCTATGACGAATACTCACGCCTTCGAGGCATCAATCTCGAACTTGAAACCGTGCGGGCGAGGATGGGCTCAAAGATCGCCTACATCGATTCGATCAACGATCTCCCGATTCTCCGAAACCTCGCCGAACGGATGATTCGGCAAGTCGCTTGAAAAGCGCTCTCACTTTTGATCACTTTGCCAGCGCCGGCAAAGTGATCACGGGTGGGAAAGGCGCAGAGCCAAAGGGCGTCTGTGTAGGTAACGGGCGCAAAATTGCGCTGGTTAAATTCATCAGAGCATTCAAGGTTTTCAATGGCCCCATTTTCGAGGCTCCTCGAAAATGCTCTTTGGAAGCGATGAAGGCGATCTCTTGTGTTCCGCTCGTGGTGGGGGTGTAAACGTTTTTTACACCCCTTGGGGGCCACCAAGGGTGTTACAAATAGTTACACCCTTTTCGTCATCGTCTAGGAGCATCAGTGAGCGGGCAGAAATATCGTGTGCGAACCTTGGATTTAGCACATCGGAGCATTTTGCCAGCGCCGGCAAAACCCAGATTAGTAGGAACCAGTACGGTCCGATTACCCTGGAGGTTGACGACTTCCACCTCTCGCGATACGCCTGCTATTTGGTCGCGATGAACGGTGATCCGAGAAAGTCTCAAGTAGCTCTGGCCCAGTCCTACTTTGCGATTCAAACTCATAGGGCAGAAACGTCGCTTCCGCCGGTGCCCCAAGACTATGAGTCGGCCATTCGGACGCTTTTGGCACAGATTGTGGAAAAGCGGGAGCTTGAGTCCAAGAATGCCGCGCTTTCCAAGAGGAATCGTGAACTTATCCCCAAAGCACAGTTCGCCGAGCGTGTTCACGAGGCGGTAAACGCTCAAACGGTCGCAGAAGTGGCGAAGGAATTCCAGTGGGGAGAGATTCGTTTCTATAAGTGGCTCCGCTCCCGAAAGTTGATTATTGGTGGTGGAAAAGACCACAACGCGCCTTATCAGAAGTATTTGGATCAAGGATGGTTCCGCAGGATTGCGACAACTTATTCGCATCCTAAATCTGGCGAGTCGATGTCTAGCGGCCTTACTCTCATCACTGGCAAAGGCAAACTCAAAATCTTCGAACTCCTTGCAAAAGAAGGAGTTATAGTGCCGACATTACCGATGGATATTGGAGAGTAAGCAACGTAGGCGACAGCCTTAAAAGCATTTCAATCAGAATCATCTAATCTTGGGCCGCATCAACGCGGCCTTTTTTAATGCCTCATGGGAACTAAACTTGAACTTGATACTCCGCAACTCTACTTAAAGGAGCGCGGAATCACCTATCAGCGAACGGCAGCAAGCTTGTCTCGCCACAATGACAAGTATAGGGTCAAATATTGGCCAAGCTCAGAATCCATAACGCTCTACCCCATCAATCTTACACCTGATTTCTCGGGAGAAAAGACATACGACTATTTGAAGTTTCGACTTTCAGACTGTCTTTACGATGCGGATTGGTGGACTGAGGTCCCGGAGGGAAGAGATAATCAAAGCGACTACTTCTTTCATTCAATCATCAAGAAGAAAAATTATGCCGGACCTGGAAAAGACGCTCTAGCAAATCAGCAAGACCACCCTGGAGGAGTGAAAGTACCGACGCTTTCAAAGCTGGAGAACGCAAAGGCCTCCTTAGGAGTAAACGCACTACAAAGCGTGCAGTCATTCCCGGAGAACACTGGATATCAACTTAGATTTCGGTTTGAGGGGCGTTCAACAAGTGCGCGTCCTGAGATGTTCACGTTTTACTTTGGCGATTGCGCTCTAGTAGTCGACTCAACTGGTGATGCTCATCTCTGGAGAACTGAGAACTTTCAAACCTATGCTTACTTGTATAGTTTTAAGTGGCATCCAGCTTGGCACAGTCAAGGGTTTGGATCTGTCTATCGCATCCTCATTTTTCCACACGCTGGCCGAGTAATCGACTTCCATGTGGATTACATAGATCGAGATATTCGAGATTGGGCAAAAGAACTGTATTTATGGAAGGCGAAGAAAGGTGCTGGAATTGGTGGTTCATATAGGTTCAGTGGTAGTTTACATAAGCTACCGAACGGTGAGCCGGTCATCACGAAAGCTGGACCGTGGACACTTCGAATCAGTCGGGAGTATAAGGCTTTCATTCAAGTATCTCGATTAGCTTTCTTCTCGGGAGTCACGGCCCCTGCTATTTTCTGGGACAAGGGTCAAGACCTAGGTTTCGTTCCGACTAATCAGATTTACTACCACACCCTGCATGACCTAAATGGAGGGAACATCTCCTACGGCTTCTTCGATGGAGCTTTGTTTAGTCAGGCAACGCTAGCGCCATTCGAAAGCAACAATGGTCAGCAATGCCCTGCGTTACGATGCGCGATGGTAGGTGCTAATGACCTTGTTGGAGGATCAGGCACCCTAAAAACATCTAGTAAGTCGCCTGAGTTCTATGGATATGGAATTGACAAGGCACCAATCTTTGAATCATCGAGCACAATTCCACACTCATTTAAAACGCTTGGCCAGAGAATCTACCAAGGTGATAGCCCCGAGCGGTCCCGACTAACAGTCTCAGTAGACAATTCGCGTGGCCAAGCATCTGATTACATAGAGCGAAGCTATGCCGCATGCAGACTGTTCGACGATGAATCGGGGATCACTTATTTTGAGGGATTTGCTTTGCAAAACGAAGTCGGAGAAGCGCCGACTTCAGGACCTGAGAAACTTGTATTCGATTGTGTTGGTCAGGCCGATAGGTTTCTCCGTGGTCATGTTTTAGGGCTGAACTTCACACAAGACCCTTTCGATTCAGCAAAGGTAAAGAGACCATGGAAGTGGCAAGATGCCGTCCGGCGTTGTGGCGAAGCTGTAGGTTACGATCCATCATCACAGATCGTATTTGACCCTGTTTACTACCAAGGTGAGTGGACCGATGCCAGCCGGTGGAATTTCAGGCTCTGGGCCGAGGGCGATGGCGGAGGACCAAAAGGCGGCCAAAAGGAAGGCGCCAATAAGAAAGACGACATTTGGTACGTTGATCCGGTCACGCCTCTTTATCAGTTCGTGAATGATTTGATCAAAAACATCCTCGGTTGGCACTGGGTATGGGATTTAGGAGACCATGCATGGCATGTTTACAAGAGGCCAACTCCAGAGCAAACGCTTGCGACTCGTCCCAAAGCCGCATTCTTTAAAGATGATGCTTCCTATCGCGCAGCGGGTGAAGATCCCAAGTATGAGGGAGTTCCTCGATATAAGCACTCGAATTTGAAACGGAGACCGCGCCCGCCAAGTTTTACGACCCTTGTCCTTACCACGAACGCAGATCTTTTCGCGGATATTCCTCAAAAGCTCTTGTCCGATATCGTTTACAAAGGCGAAGTGAATCAGTCTGACATCAATTACGCCGAGTCCTTCAGCTTGATTGGGAAGGACACTGTTTCGAGAGTCTGGAGCAATCCTCGTGGGTTCAGAAACCCGGAGAACCTGAATCCCGACGTGAAACATCCGGACTACATGGGCCAACAACACATAAAAGTTATTCCGCTCCCCAATTGTCCAAGTCGAGACGCGTTCGAGTGGATTGGAAGGCGTGCATACGAAGATCTTTGCTTCGGATATCAGTGGCGACACTTTGATGCTGATTGGGGTGATCAATTCACATATCGACTTCGAAAGTGGGATCCCATTTACATCGATGGTGAGTTGTGGCTGATAGACGAGGTCGAACCAAGTTGGACAAATGATCGAAACAAGCGGGCGAACTACAGCGCCACAAAGTTTCGCCCTGATGCACATCCCCCGAGGTAGCCATGATTGGAAGGGATCTTAGAGATATTCAAGAAGGTCTGCGGATGTATTCGAACCGACAAAATGGATTTGGTGAGAAGTTCTCCGCCATTTTCTCTGCGTCAGAAAACGGGCTACAGGGAGCCAAGGGGATTCTCTATAACGCTGATGGGACCATATGGAATCCGCAAAGCCCGAATGGTTCCTTGCCGCAATTGCGGGGGTACGACTTTCCTGCTGACATCGAGGACTGATGGAAGTAACGGTCTTCGAATATCGTCATCGGCAGGACTTCACTGCAGCCTATCTCGACACGGTGACTGGCCTCGAAAATCTCCGAGCGCCTGCTCAAACGCTCAATCCGTTCTACCTGCCCCCGGGTGGTCTGCCTTGGTTTTCGGATCAACCAACACTTGAGTTTCGTGGGGCGGGTTTCATCGAATATCGAGAGACTTGGGTAGCAACTGTCGACCCGGCCGAGGGTGGCGCGGGATCTGCGGGGCAGGTCTTTGGCGGCCTGTGGCAGTCGGTAGGCGGTCCGGGTTGCGCGCTTTCGACTGACTACACCACAGCGTCCGCGGGTCAGCCGTATCTTCCGGCGCCAAGGCGGTGGAAAGTGACCTATACGCTTTCTTCTCCCGCCGGGTCTTGGACGAAGGTCGGTGATTGGGGATATGGCGACAACGTCATACGGACCGTTCCGGGGCTGATCCAGATCATTGGCGGCGGGAGCACCATTGGGGTCAATCCGTCTCCAAATATTGTTTATTACAGCTATTCGGAAACAGATGTCGTCGAGTACTCCTATTGGGGGCAGGCTAACGACGCGTTTGTGATCGAGGACGAGCAAGAATCGCCTCTCACTCCCGGCCGAAAGGCATCCTATAGGAGCGAGCCTGGCAAGATCATGACGGTTCTTGAACAAGGTCCGCCAACAGATAACCCCGGCGATGGAGTGTCTGCGTTCATCTCCAAACAGTGGTGGTCTCCTTGGCAGTACTCGGTAAAGTTTCACCTCAAGGATCTGGATGGCAACGAAGTAAGCAAGCCAGTTCTCTTCCTGCAAAGCATATTCGGAGGGGGTAACCCCGCTGTCGTTGAGGAAAAAACAGGCAGTTTTGAAGCCACGGTCAGTGAGTCGTTTCAGTGGATTGAATACTACGGACGACTCACCGCCGCAGGCATCAATCGAACGAAATACGGCAATCCGCCGGTGTCAAACTTGAAGTATCCACTCGGTGGCGTCATGATCGACGCTCGTGGATTGAACGGAGCTTCCGCCACAGGTGGAACCCCCATCCAGAGGTGGAAAGGCGCGGGTAACGCGTGGCTGAGCGTCTACGCGGCCAATGGAGGGGAAACTCCAACAAAGGTGCCTTTGCTTCCATTGGTGCGGCCAGACTCTCGCGCTAAGAATGTGCCTGTTCCGCTCTCTCCACCGAGAAACGCGAATGCAGAATTTACGCTCCGCAACATCAAGCTGAAGCAACGCTTGCCTTGGCCAAGGCAGCCAGGTGCGCCCGGCCGAGTTTGGCAGATCAACTACGCGGCGCCCGGATACTCAATCAGTGGAAACACTCTGGTCAATGGCCCACAGTCGGCGGTGTTTTTCTCACGCCTCTCTGGCTCTACCTTCGGGACAGTCCATCCTTATCGATATCTCTCGGTGACGTGTACAGCAGAAAAAGCGGGAGTCATTGAAATATGGCTTGACCAACCGGTTGGGATTCTCGTTTTCAGGAAAGGATACAAAGTCTCGGTAAAAGAGGGCACGAACAAGGTTTGGATTGATACGGCGAATCCCGAAAGGATTTTCTACGGTGCGCCGACTCCTTATCCAACCTGGACACCAGCGAAGGAATTCGCCCGCCTGGATAGACAGAATGTCGAGGCGGCGCATCCTAGTTTCTATTCCAGTGGTCGCTTCGGCGGCATCTGGTCTGTATCCGGCGTTTACGTTGTTTTCGCGGACAACACGATCACGCTGAGCGAATGGGGCGGCGAAGTCCGATATCAGGCGAAGGCGCGGCAATCGAGCCCGCGATATGCGTACGATCCGTTTGCGCTGACGGGTGATACCTACAATCCCTACTTCCTTGGAACTGGCAACGCTCAGTATCAAATCTATGGCGAAGTGGACGGATTGGACGCTTTCCGGTCGACCTTTCCAATAGGTCTCACGCCTTGGCCAGATACGGCGTCGCCGTTCGTCACGACGGGGGTCGACAATCTCACCCCCGTGCTCATCAATCAGCCGGCGATTCGTCGCGATGGGACGCTCTATCCCGAAGTCGACATCGTGGCTGATGGCCTCGATCTTGAATACAGCTATTTCATCGGCCAAGGCCTCTTCGCCGGCTTCTTTGGATGCGATCGCGCCGGCGTGTGGGGGGATGGGCCAATGTTTCATGCGTCGATGGTTTGGGGGAACGGCCTGGCTGTTTCCACACCGAAACCGGCGACGGCAAAGATCAAGCGCGAGACCTTCGACGGATCGTTCGCTCAGGATCTGACGATCGACTGCAAGAACAACAACGGCTACGGTTTCCAGGTCATCGATTGGCACTTTCCGCCAGCGTATTCGCCGCTGGAATGGGGGAACAAATCTCCGTCCGAAGGAGCGGCTCTCAATCGTGACGCTCTGCACTTTCGATACTCTGATCCTTCTCAAGCGGGATCGATCCAATACGCGAAACTCAATGAATCGCTGTCATTTGGTGCGGTCTATTGGCTTGGCTCGGTGCCGCTCATCGAGCCTGGAAAGGGTGGGATTGCCCTACGCAGTTCCCATCCCGGATACATGGTCTCGTGGGCCGACGTCGACGGGAACTGGCTCATCGAAACGAGATGGAGGGCGGACTCGTCCGCGCTTCGCGAACGGGTGATTGAGGAAGGACCAGGCTGGCGTGGTCAGCGGCTTGAGTTCAACTCTGACGAAGGATACTTCTCTGCCATCGCGATCAAAGATGGCGAGCTCTATCGCCGGATATCTCACGACTTCGGGGACGAATGGATCTCCCTTCCTTCCAGCGGTGATCCGCTTTACACCAACGTGCTTCACGCCAGAGAACGACATAACGGACGAACTCATGAGGACCTCTTCTTCGTGATGTCCGAAGACCAGAAGGTTCGCGTCGAGATCTTCAGCGGGAAACAAGTGTCTCAAGGCACTTTTCCAGTTGATGAAGACGGGATTGGGGGCATCGAATTTGACGACGCCTCATTCGACGTCGAGATCGTCGAAGACGCGACTCATTTTATAGACATGATTGGGATGGTCGACGGTGAACGCCGGCGGTTCCGTTCCACTGACGACGGACGGGAATGGTTCGAGGAACCACTTTAAGGAGATTTCAATGGCAGTTCAAAAATCGCGCGTGCAAGTTGCCGCTGCAAAAGCAAAGGCATTTTCTCAACAGCTTCGGCAAACCATCATTCTTGCGCGAGAGCTCAAGGCGTATCACGTGGCTAACAACGGAGGCGACTATGGCGCTGGAATGGCGCTTAACTCGAATGACCCTTCCTTGCAAGCCCTTGACGACAGCGAAGGCTTCATACAAGAAAGCGGCGGGGTGAGTCGAAACGACTTTCTGATCGACATTGGCGTAGCCTTCGATTTGGTCGCGTTTGCCGATGGTGGCGCCGTTGCGACCCAAGAGCGCGAGTCTGTTATCCAGCGCGTCGCGGGTTAGAATGCTCACGCCTCTCTTTGGACAGCTCGGGCCTTTGGCGGTCGCTTCAGGAAGATTCGACCCATCAAAGGACCCCGATTACCTTCTTGATGTTGACTTCTCCGGCGCTACGTCAGGGCTCATTTGGCAAGAGCCTGGACAGGTCAACGCCACTGGCGCAAATCAAGTCATCGGACGAATTCGCGATCAGGGGCCATTTGGCTACCACCACGATCAGAGCTCTGCGTCCCTTAAACCGCTTTGGCGAGCGAACGTCCAAAACGGTCTCGGGATGGCGGAGGGAGATGGCTCTAACGACTATCTCGATTACGCCTCCACGATCTGCAACTCTTCAAAACTGACGATGTTTGCCGTGGTTCGTGTAATTAGGACATCGTTTCCGGGACCTTCGAACACGCTCGATACAGTATGGACATCTGGAGATTCCGGCAACATAGCGTATGGTTTTGCCACTTACAACTCCTATGCGACTCAGTCTAATAATCGCTTTGGAACTGATCCGCCTCTAGCCGCAAACGGAAGTATCAACGGATCATCGGTCACGATTCCGCAGAACATTTCGAACTCGGCGTCGACTTACATCCTCTCGGCGAGCTATGCGACAACTCCGACAAGCAACACCGGATCTAGGCTATTTGGCTACCGTAACGGAATTCTCCCGGGCAAAGTCCAACTAGGACGATTGATCTTGGTTAATCGCACGATGACGTTCGCTGAGCAAGCTCCATGGCTTGCCTACCTCAATCGCATTTGGCAGGTGTTTTAATTGCTAACTCAAAAGAATCAATCTGCTCGAGTCACTGCTCACTACACATCGGGAGGCATCGCCAAGCCTGGTCTTTCTCCGACGGTAGATGTTTATGATTCAAGTGGTCTAATTCTCTCTGGTCAGGCTTCCACCGAAGTAGGAGGAGGCTTTTACGACTACGTCTTGCCTTCTGGCTCAACACCCAATGCTGGGAACTATAAGTTTCTATTCAAGACGACAGACACCTCAGTTGATCAGAGGCACGTACCGGGGCTTTGGATCATAGGCGAACAGTGGGTTGAGAATGTGAATGCAACTGTTTCTTCACGGTCTTCCCACTCAGCGGCGGACATTTGGGCGGTCGGCACGCGAACTCTGACCGGCTTCGGGACGCTAGTCGCAGATATCGCGACGGCGGTCTGGGGAGCAGCGACGCGCACTTTGTCTGCCTTTGGTTTTAACGTCACTGTAGCCACCAACAACGACAAGACCGGCTATGCCCTGACTCCTGCGTACGATCCTGCGAAGACTGCCGCGCAAGGTGTCGATATGGTTGAAGTGCTCGCCACGGTAGAAGCCATAGACGGCACCACTTCATTGATCGATGGGAAGGTGGACACGCTTCAAACTTCAGTGAATGGACTGAACGACATCTCGCAGGCCGAGGTGTACTCGCAAGTCTCGACGGCCATCGCGGCGGCCACTCTCGCAACTGGTGCCGATGTGGATGCACTTCAAAACGACATCATGGCGATCCTCGACGGCGCCAATGGAGTGGATCCGGGAATTACCGTACGCCAAGCGCTTCGGGCATGCCTATCAGCTCTTGCAGGTACCAACACGGGTGCTGGGACGACGAACATTGAATATAAAAGCACAGACGGGTCCAAGACGAGGATCTCGGCAACCGTTGACAGCGTCGGCAACCGATCTAATGTTGTTCTGGACGTGACCTGATGTTTCATTCAAGCTACTTTGCACCCGGCTATTTCGCGCCGCGATATTTTGCGCGACCGACTTCAATTCCTTCACGCGATCTCACCTGGGTTTGCGGTCGACCATTCAACTCTTGGTCCGTTTCATCGCCAGTTCCAAGCTGGGCGGCTTCTGGTCCGGCTTCTGGTTGGAGCTTTGGAGAACCTTCAGAATGAAAATGCTTGCTCAGTCACTCGAGTTCGTTCGAGTCACCGTTACCAATCCAGACATGGTTAGCTTCGATCCTTCAGGTGACGTCGTGCAGTTTGCCTTTGTGTCACCAGGGAAGACGCCGACGACCTGGTTCGCAGGCAGCTGGGACACTTCTGCGGGAACCTACGACGCGAAGATATTGGTTGGCCCATCCGGCACCGTCACTTTGTCTAAAGGCCGCTATGACGTCTATCTCAGGATCACGGACAATCCGGAAATCCCCGTGCGATTGGCGGGCAATCTTACGATCGAATAGGGATTACTTTTCCTCTCTTCTCCAGGTGGAGGCTTGACCATTGACTGAAACCGATAGGTAGCGGTTGCTATCGTACATTCGGTAGGGCTGGGCGGTGGTTGGCGCAGAGTCTGAAGCCTCTAGCGGATCAAAGAACAGGAACGATCCTTCTGTGTGCCATTTAAAGGGTCGAAAGCTCGTCGGCGTTCCATTTGACACGGCTGTTGACTGAAATTCGCCGGTGCCATCTTTTCTCAAGATCATCTTGCCGTCGGTTCCAAAGCTCTCCGATGCAAGCCAAGTCCCGGCTAGGGGATGGCCAATCGCGAAAGAGTAGGCGAGATAGCAACCACCGATCACGACAACCGCTAGTATTGAGAGCACTCCCCACCGATTGAGGAGGTCCCATTTTGACGTTGAATTAACTGAGACTGTGGGCTTGCTGCTAGGCATTGGCTGAGATGAGAAATCATGACCGCACCGGGAGCACTTAGGTGCAGATTCATCTTGAGCAGTTCCGCACTGTGGGCACAATTTCGGCTGCGTTGACACGCGGATATTTTAGACGAAAGTCACGTGCTTTTCCACTAAAAAACAGAGGATTGCATTGAGTAGGTTTCCTTGAATGGTGGTTCACTAGGCCTTGAGTTCTTAACTCAGATTACGCAAAGAGCCACCCAGGTTACGCCCTGTCAATGAGCGAGCGAATGAACCCATTCTCCTAACTACTGTTGGCCATGATCCGAAATGTTGCGGGCCCTAGCCGTAAGCCACTCTGAAACTATCGCGACCAAGTGCTTTCGAATCCATATTAGAAATGCTTCAAGTCCGACCATTCCAATCTTGAGGGAGAACCGAACGTTCACCCAAGTCCGGCTAAACTTCCCAAGCATTTCTTGGTAAATCGGCTCTTCGCTTGCCAGGTAGTCACGACGTGAATCCGAGCCCATGAAGTATGTCAAAAAATCGATATACCGGGGGATACAAGAACGGGTGGTGAGGGGGGAATCTGGCTCTATGCCGGCGTCGGCTAATGCCGTTGATATCGTGTCAAGAAGGCTTAGGCAATCTGATTCGACCTGAGCTTCAGTTGGGACAGACTTGATCAGTTCCAATAAGTCTTGAGACAACTCGGCGATCAGAAACAAATCCGGGTGCGGTAAGGTTTCCAACTGCGGATTGCAGAGGGCACGAACTACATCTCTAAAGCAAGTGCCTCTATTTGTTGACATCAAACGCTTAGCCAGTCTCTTCGTTCGACGGATTGACCTCACTGCATCAGTAGCCTCAATTCTATGCCTGCGCATCTCATCTGAATCGCTACGTCTCACTAGGAAATCCTCCTGATCTAAAGAATGAATAGCTAGCTTCGAAGCTTCGGCGCATCCTCTCTTTGGCTACTACTGCCTCCTTTCCTCGTGGGGATACCTCGAGGATTCTTACCGACCGATTTCCCGTCTTCGGCGAAGGCGACTCGTATTGCTTGACTTCAATGAGGCCCTTATCGATCAAAGAATCTACCGTGCCATAAAAATTGCCAGGAGTAAAGCCTCGCCCTAATACACGTGCAATTTCACGCTGAATATCAGCGCCGCTACCCTCATTGTCAATGTTGAGAAGGGCCCTGATGATGATTTCTTCTGTTTCTCCGCACTTTGGGTTACGCACTCTTCATGAACCTCTATTTTCTAGACTCTATTTCCTAGAGTATATCGGAGTTTGCAAGAGTTTGCGAATATTTTTGCCAACGCCTAGACGTTTGGTCGCCGGTCACGTCACCGGGCGGAACGTCTACGCGATGGAGCTGGCGCCGGAGAACTGTGCGGCGATCCTCGAGCGGTTTGAGCAGATGGGAGAGGGGATTGAGAAGCGGTCGGGGTGATGGCGGGAGACCAATTCAGGCGATGTCAGCGCCTTGACCGCCGCGTACGGTTGGAATTGCCGACGTCGCGATTTGGTCTCTTTTTCGATTTCTTCTTGCGCTCGATGTCCTTTAATATCAATCCTGGCAACTGGACGAGCGCAAGGAAACAGCCACTGTTCGACATCTCCAGATTTTAACGCAACCAAAGTACATCAGGTTGCGACACCTTTGAGCGAGCTATCTTGGAAACGGTGTAAGTGGCTTGTTGTCTTGGCTCCTCCATTCCGCCAATTCATCCTTATGCAGATATTGGACGAATTCGTCTTCCTCATAGACCGCGCTGATCATGTCATCAGCAACAATTCCGTGAATTGGGCTTGAAGAACCCGGACAAGCCGCCCAAACAGCCAGTCGTTTGGCATGATACGCATCGTAAATTTTGAATATTGCATACCAATTGTCGGCAGGGCAGATGCTTACAATCGATTCATCCCAATGCTTAGGTTCTAGTTCGCTCATGGTTCATTATGAATCTATGATCGTTTGACGATTAACGCAAAGACCGGTTTTTAGCAGAGCAGATCGGGTAGCGCGAACGGTAGATTTTTGGGCGGATCGTTCTCGACATATCGACCGTGCGATTTACATATAATCACCTAGTTCAGATCTTACTGCGCTCAAAGTAGATTCACATGAGAAAGCCCGGCACTTCGCCGGGCTTTTCTATTTCTGACCGCACCTAGCGGCCCGGAGGAACCCCATGATCCTTACGTTCACGGACGCGCATTCGCGTGTCGAATCCCCCACCCCGGTGTTCATCGAATCCGAGTTCATCGTGACCTTTCAGCCATCGGATGAAAACTCGCCCGGCGGCACTATCATCGACCTCCCGAACGGCATGCGACGTTATGTCAACGAAACACCCGAGGAAGTTTTCCGGGCAATCGAAGGGACTTACCCAAAGGCGGTGATGCCATGAGGGCGCTCACTATGATCGTATCCCTTGTTCTCGTGACAATCGGTCGTGCCCAGGTCTCGGAAAACCAGGTCGACAAAACTCCGACTCCGATCTCCTCGCGCCTGGCCGTCGTCGGGAGTCAACTTGGCCAGGTCGTAACAACCAAGCTTTGGGGCACGACGCTCAACTATGAAGCCGCGATGCCGGCGAATCAGGCCGAAGCGGACCAGATCGTTGGCGAAATTTTCGCCCGAGGATACAACCTCCTGCGCCTTCACCACGTCGACCCGCTGATCAAGACGCGAGGATACGCGCCGATGAAGTACATGCTCTCCGCGGGGCAGAAGTTCGGCGTTTACATCATCGTCTCCCTGGCCTCGGCCGACGCCTCGCCATTCGGTGACTTCCAGTACCTGCAGCGCAAAGCCCTTGAGGGCGGATCAGACAAAGACGCTGTTTCAGCTCGTGCCGAGATCGATCGACGGATCAAGGCCTTCGCCGCGGCCGTTGGCGATTCGCCGGCGCTTTTGGCGGTGGAACCACTGAACGAAGAGTCGGGCGATCCTGCGACCTATGCCGACTTCGTGACCCACATCAAGTCCGTAATGTCTGACGCGAAACTGAGTGCCTTCCCGCTCTTCAAGAATGCCGGCGTCTCCGGCGACTGGTCGAAGATCACGCCGACTTTCCCGATCGTGAGTTCCCACCTTTACGGTGACGACGCTCGCGAGGGCGATCCTCTCACGAAGTACTACGCGACGCTTTGGGCTGAGCAGCCTTGGCAGACCGCCGACATCTGGGCGTATGGCGCCGGGCAGCCGCGCGGAATCCTTGAGGTGGGATCTCTTTGGCCAAACCCGCTGCGATTCGAAAACGAGCTCTGGTTAGCGGCCAAGGCGAAGGCGGAAGGCCTGTCCGCGATCTGTTGGTTCCTCTCCGCTTCAAACAAAGGAATGCTGGCCGAGGGACCATTCGTCGAGCGATACACCGAGAAGGAGCCCATGCGGGCCGCAGCGCGGCACTTGGGCCGATACGTGTTCTTGGACCCATCGCCGGTCAAAACCTTCACCAGTGGGCGAGAAACCACCTACGAAACGGATCTTGTTCGGTTCAAGACGTCGGGCGATCCGTGGGGGGAACGAAAGCTCAGCTGCATCGTCTCGGCTGATGGTCTTCCGATCCCGTCGTCGAAGCACCTATTCATCTCGGGAGGTGGAACGGCGCAGCCGACGGGCTTCATCTCGGTGCCAACGCAAGACGACGGGAAGTACTTGTCGATCGCGGCGACCGGCACTCTTCCCTGGATCGTGGCCGGTGGCGGCCCGGTGCGGTTCGCGAATCAAAATTCTAATTTGAAAGCGTTCTACTTCGATCCGATCACGATGAAGCAGACCGCTCCAGCGTTGATTCAGAAGGTTTCGCCGACCGATTGGGTTGTTTTTCCCAGTGTGGGGCTGGAGATCGAAGTAACAGTTCAAACATAGTTATGCGCCATTCGCCCTTGTCGAATTCAGGAATCCTGCGATATCAGTCAGTTGCGCCCTTAGTTCGTTGACCTTCTAAGACCTGGAGGTAACAATGGGTCGACTTCGTTTGGCTCAAACGTGTGTTCTCCATCGAATTGAAGAGCCTTTCTTGCTCTTTCGTAGGCGACAGCGTTTGTCTCTGGAGCTCTCTTGTATATTTCTTTCAGCGTATCATTCAATTGATCCCTAGTCGTTCTCAATTCTAGTACAGTAACTGATCGAGTCTTTATGTCAGCAATTAGTGATATGAAACTCTCGCGAACAATCCAAATTTCGCTGGCCGTGTCCTTGTGGTCGCGTATCTGTTCCAGTAGAATGCCTTCTTTCAATGCGGTATTCAGATAGGTCAATATCAGCGCAAGAATAGCCGCAACAACTGGTGCCCAATCAAAACTCTTGACAAGATAGGCTACGAGAGTGCTGGCCGTTAATGCCGAAAGTAAGATCTGGCAATGTTTTAGCTTGTCGAATCGCCCACGTAAAAGATCCATCATCTTTAGGTGAGTCTTGTGCGTATAGCAAACTTTGCCAAAAGACTCTCGAATTTCATCTTCATAGATCATATAGAGATCATCACTTTCCACTGAATCTTCCCCCAAAAATCTGTTGCCATCTGAGGAATGCCCGGCGGTGGTCTCCCTTTAAAGAGAACTCGCAAGCATCCGAACTGATGGAATGGGCCTCACTGGCTCTCTTTACAATATTGAATGGTCGGCAAACTTTCGCATTGCTGCCAGGGACAAACCATATTTTCCTGTTAGGGTCTATCGAAGATAGATAGCCCATATAATCCCGAAACATCCAGTCGTAGTATTCATAATTCTCGTCTCGATACTGCCAATCATTTAAGAAATGATACGAAGTTGCATCAATGAAGATGCCAGGTAGGTCAATTGAGAATCGCTTCCGCCATACTCTTGTCATTCGGCAAAGGTGGCGAAGCTTTCCATCGAGTTTCTCATTCAACTCATCGAAAGCAATCTGTTCAGCCTTTGGATTGCAGCACTTCCATTGCCCTCCAACATTGCTGTCTGGGTAGAGGAAAGAACCGTCATTCTGTATGAAGGCTGGAACAACTTCGAACTTCATTGTGTCCGAGAATCCAACGACAACTACTTGACCATCGCCTCGGATCTTGGTTTCTGGGTAGGTCTTTCGTAATTCGTTACGAATAATTTGAAGCAACGCTGATTGAGAATTGCCCATAAATCCAGACACCCTTCGTCGAGTTTCTTGAGGCAGTTGGAAAAGGACGTCGATATCCTTTGCGGGGCCCGGTGTGGTTTTCCTCCCGATACTACCAACAACCACCATGTGATCTGATTCAGAATCGATTCCCCAAAAACTCCTATTCAGGCGCATTGCTAATCTCTTGCGACGCTCGATGTATGGCTTCATGTTTGGAAGCGATAAGGAATTTGCGAATTTCTGAAATGAATTAAACGTGTGTGTAATCATCGGAGGTTTGAGTAATTTCTCTGCATCAATTATATTGTTTGATTAAGTGTGTAACCGCTATTGGATTGAACATCAAGTAGAAAAAATCGCTGAACGGTACTCAGTTCGACGGATCCGCGTGACCGATCACGGTCCGCTCCAGCTCTTCCCAGACAAGCCGACGTTGATGATTCGCCTCAACGATGATGGCGAACGCGAACTCGAAATGGCCCAATGGGGATTGGTGCCGCCATGGGTGAAAGACGAGGACCTCGCCACCTTCATCCGGAGGACAGCGCCGAACAACGCTCGAGACGACACCATTCGTACCAACCTCGAAAACAAGCGCGGGATGTTCTACGCATCGATGAAGTCGCGCCGATGTCTCTTGCCTGCGTCCGCCTGGTGCGAATGGACGGGCGAGAAAGGATCGAAGGTTGCTAACCGCCTTTCAGTAGTCGACCGGCCGCTTTTTGTTTTTGCCGGAATGTGGGCATACCGGGACAATCCAGGCCCGACCTGCACGATGGTGACGACGGACGCGATCGGCAAGGCGGCCGAGTATCACAGCCGGATCCCCGTCGTGCTCAGGGACGAGGGCGTCGATGCTTGGCTAGACCCTGCTTCCAATCCCATGGAATTAACCGCGCTCTTCCAGTCTCTGTCTGATGAAGAGTTGGAAGTCAGAGCCCTCGGAATTGGAGCATAACGACGCCCACAGTAGTTAACTGAGGGCGTCGTGTTTTGGTTTGGGGATGCCCGACACTTTGTAAATCGTGTCTTGATTCTCTGTGATCCAATCAGCGATAGGAGCCTGGACTGAGATTCGTTTCGTCGGCACTGCGTTCGGTTTTCGCCCCTGGCCGCGCCCTGGTCCGCCGCGACCTTTTGGCTTGTCTTCTGATTTACTCAACGAAACTCTCCACAAAATCAGCGCCTAGCCCAAGGAGTACGGTCAGTTCCTCCTCTGGCGGCTGGTCGTCGATCCACAGAAAATCGCTGAATGCGTCTGCGAATCCAAACTCAAAGACCTTAAATTCTTCGGGGGCGTTTTCCTCTGCTTCCGTGAAATCGGTCTGTCGAACACGGCACGCAAAACGTGGCTTGTCCAGATGAACAAGCCACTCTTTTAGGTCTGAATCTTCACCAAGAATCCACTTTGGCGCTGGATGAAGACCTTTCAGATTTAATTGGCTCATCGAAAAAGCCCATTCACATAGGGATACCGATGGCCTTGGTAGCTTTCGGCAAACTCCTTCGCTTGAGTGTTGGCGGATTCTGGAGTATCACCTTCAAACCAATGGCAAGCGTAATAGTCATTGCCAAACGCCTCTTTTGCCCATTCGACTTTGGTGGGAGCTTCCTTAACGGTAAAGAACTCGTGGTTAATTTCAACGACGTTTCCGTCGCGCTTTACGATCTCAAGCGCCTTGGCGGGAATCTCTTCCTCGTCTCCAAACATAGCGGTGAGAGAGTTAAGCGTTTCGATCGAGTAGCCGCCGGCTTCATTTTCGCTCTGCGCAAGGGAGATGAGTTCGTCTTCATCGCCTTCCCAAAGGAATGGCTTTGACTGCATAGGAATAGCGATCGCGGCGAAGTATCGAAGACCAATTGTTGTTTCCATGGTTTGATTATATGGCAGACAATCAAAAAATGCAAGGACTTTTTAATTTTTTCGTGATAGACCTTTTGCTTTGTCCTGAGCGATTCCCGCCATGGTTATCAGACCGTTCCGTTGGCCATTCGTGAGTTGCGTCCACTCCTCGCCATCTATGAGTAGCCGACACCAAGCGCCAGGTAACGATTCTAAAGACAGCCATGAATCTTTCATCCTCCCGTGACCAAACGATTCCCGCGTAACGATGATCGGTTCCCGGACCACCTGGCCACGGTGGACTAGAGTCAGCTTGTAAGTGTCTCCGGCATCTTCGGCGCACCAGATTTCTTTGTCGTCCGCCAAATAAAGCACCCCATGCCCATTGACCGCAACCGCGTCGCGGTGCGTTGTAAGCGTTTGTAGGCGTTTTCGGTGTCGAGACGCCTCTTGTGACCAGAAGTGCCGAAAGGGCGACGCTACGGGGAATTCTGAGGCCCAGAGGCTACATTGCCGAATGAGACGCTCAGTCCTTTGGACTTCCGTCTCGCTCGGAAGGCGTCGGTAGCTCATCGTCTTCCTCGGTTGGGCGTGTAACGATCGGCTTCAAAGGTGGTCCTAGGGTTTCAGGTTCAGAGTTCATCCCATCCATCATATCTTGATGCGTAGACATTTGTATAGTATCGGCTATCACATCGGGGCAGGATCGCTTCAGAGGCTTCTTTTGAGTCAGGCCGAGCCGCACTGCCGCAGCACTTATTGCGCGGTCGACCGCGTCGTCGTCGATCTCACCCTTTGGCAGGGATTCGCCCTTCATGTTGGCCGATACCTCTTCTCCTCAAGCAATCCGCTGATCGAATAAGCCTGTTTCTACCTAGACAGGTCCTTTGCGTCCTCTATCCAGTCGCGGTCGCTGTCGCCCTCGTACGCTCGGATGACGAGCTGATCTCCATCTTCCGACAGGACCAGGCCATGCTTCTTGCACACCCCGACGATGTCTTGAAGAAATGCCCAAACCTGAGGTCTCAATTGGTTGTCGTCTCGATGCTCCAGCATTGCCAGATCATACGATAAAAAGTTTGAGTTTTTTTGCTGTTTAGGTTGCAAAACTATACCGAGTACGGTATAGTTTTATTGTCATGAGGCTAATCAATGACCAACTAAAAAGCGAGCTTCCCGCGATTGGAAGCAATGCCGAAGGCACCGACGAGACTTTGTTCGTTCGAGCGAAGTTCTTCGCGGTTGCTGGACCAGCCACCTGGCTGATCTTCGAATACGATCCCGAAGATGAGATCGTGTTCTGCTACGCAGACCTTTACGGTCAGGGACGATCGGGTGGGGCCGAACTCGGTTACACCAGCGTTCGCGAACTGGAATCGCTCCGATATGGTCCGATCCCACTCGTAGAGCGAGATCGACACTTCGTCCCCATGCCCTTCCTTGAGTGCATCGATGCGGAGGGTCGAATAATCGCCTAAAGGAAAAGCCCCGCCGAGAGGCGGGG